TTAATTTTTGTACAGGTCATTTTGTACAGGTTTCGGCGGGGACGGAAGGGCTTCTACGGCAGCCTTTTTCTGAGAGTCACGCACATGCTGATAGTGCTTCCACACCATGGACGGACTACTGTGTCCCATGAGCGTGGCCACCGTCCCCACATCTACATCGGCGGCGATAGCCTCTGTCGCAAATCCATGACGTAGGTCATATGGACGTATGTGCCGCGTGATGCCAGCGATTCTTAGGGCTCCTTTCCATGCCGTTTTTATACTTTTGACCGGCTTCCCTCTGTACGTAATAACGTGCTCCATCCCTTTCTCTGCGTCAGCTGCCAGCCATTGCCGCAATATGGGCAACAGATCGTCTCGGATAGGAACTTCCCGCCACATCTCTGTAGCACCTTTATTGGCGTTGGGAACTCGGACCACTCCGCTGATCAGGTCAACGTCTTTCCAGCACAGCTTAAGCAGCTCGCTTTGCCCCACCCGCATGCCGAAGTGGTAGCCAAGGATGATCACCCTGCGCATGTGCTCAGGAGCCACCCTGTACAGCATATTCACTTCTTCTTGTGTCGGCGGGACATATCTGGCATGTTGAGACTGCGGAAGGACTGGAAACAACGGCAACGATTCAAGGCTCCCGTTTCGATACGCCCAACGCAAAACTGCCTTTACGATACCCATTTTCCTGCGGATGGTTGCCCACTTATTGCCTGTAGTGGTCAGCCATCCTTTCATTTCCTGTAAGCACTGCACATCAAGCTGCGGCAACTCGTAATCACCGAATCGTGAGAGTATGCCTTTCACAGCAAGCAACGTCCTTTCAAGATTCTGGACTTCCATCTGCTTTTCTTTGAGATAGAGGTACAGGACTGATTCAAGCGTATTGGCTTTGACCTGCTGAGGCTCTTCTGTCCTACGGAAGGAATCACGCTCGTATTTCAGTTGGTACTTGATGAAAGCATCGTGCTTTTCTGCATCCTCCGCTATGCTGAAAGCCTTGCTTTCACTTTTTCCCGTAAAGGGATTCGTCCAATAAACAACAAAGGGGCTTTTACGCCCCGTCTGTATCCTGATTGCCATAATCACACACCTTTGGCAGCTATTGGACAGGCTGCCCCCTGCTGATCTCAGCAAAAACCTCTGCGGCAGATCGTCCAAGAAGGGGACGCTTCCTTGGCAGTCTGCTTGAGTTTTTTGCCTGTCTGTTTTGGGCTTCGGCGTGCAATGTGTCCGCTACTTGGATAACAGCCGATGTTCTCCACCGCAAGCCGTTGCCCCGGCCACGCCCCCTGTCAACTGGCTTAACGCCGTACTTGTCCAGCGTTGCCCTGGCTTTTGACTCGCTCATGTTCAGGGCTGGCCCTATTTCTTCCTTAGTCAAAAAAAGTGGTGTAATCGGCGAGGCCATTATGCTACCTCCTCATAATTCTCTATGGCTGCATCGGGGTGCTTCTTTTTCCATCTGAAATTCCACGACCTGATAGCCGCAGACCTTGAGCGATTATTTCCAACCCAGTATGTGACGGGCACGCACCGGCATCCTGTCCTGAAGCATCCGATTGAGATCAAACTGCCTGTCCCTGCGACGGTCTTTGCAGGGCGACCACATTCTGCGCACGGTTCAAGGTCTGGCATGGTCCTTCTCCTGACATCGGTAATCTTTCCAAGGAACTGTTTTAAAAATTGCCTTGTGATTAACCCACCTAGCGAATCTGCGCTGTTCTACATCTGGTGGAAAGTTTGTCGTGAAATCACGGTATGGCTGCGCAAATGGGGTTACATTAAGCTCTTTTAGAAACAAAACTCGTTCCAGGGCATCCTCAACATCCCTAACAAGCACATAGCAAAAGTATTCTCGGTAATGGCCACCGGCCGCCCTGAGTAGGCGAACAGCTCTTTCGACCTCAGGCATTTGTGATTTCTGGTCGCAAGCCAACCTGATAAAACGTGTCCAACGAAGTGCTGCAAGGCGCCGAGCTATGGCATCATCTATCAGGCGAGCGTCTAATCCTTGGTTGAAGTCTACGCGCAGATCCATTCTGGCCATCTTTTCAATTTGAGCTATTCCGTGTGGGTGTGCGAGCACGTTGTTGTCCATCAGCTTCACATCACGATGGCGGCAGAATTCTGAAATGTCGGCATTGGCCCGTATGGCCCCCTCTTTTGCTGGCACAACGCACCATGGGCAAGATCGGATGCAGCCGCGCGTAAGAAATCCTAGGCTATAGTTGACGCCGTAGAACCCATAGTCTGGGCAGGTATGCTCTATCTCATCAGGCAAGTTTTTATTGGCACCATATCCTGTTCCACCTTTAACTGCCGATCTAGGCAAATACCTATCATCGGATGTCCAAGTGAAAACTTTGCTGGAATATATAACGCACTCCTTCGATCCTTTCGCACCGTGCAACATTGGCATGAATCGCTCTACTTTATCCCCTTTAGATTTGTGCCATGCCGCAAGTTTCATTAGGGCCAAATTTGGGAACTGCGTGCAGTCGGCATCATGAAGTGCGACATTCACTTTGCCTTACCCCAGAAAGCCCTGCGCGCATCAGCTATCAGGCCGTCAAAGACATCCTCGGCAGCAGCAACGCTGTCTTCGTTCGAGCCGTATTGCTCGTAGGCTTGTTGAGCTTCCCGCATGTGCTTGGCGGCATCCATAACCCGTTGGAGGGCCAGCGCCGCCCCGGCCGCCTGAAACTGCCAGGCGATCAGGGCGGTGCGCTGTGAATCTTCGAATGGGCGATTATTCCATGCAGATATGCTTTTGGCGCTTGCCTCCACCTGCGTCTTTCCGGACCGTAAAAAATAGGACTCAGCAATATCATCATTTACACATTGGCAAGAGACTGAAGCTAAGTATTCGCTTTCAGTATACCGACTTTCATTCAATGTGGGCATGACCCCGCAAAACGGGCACGGTTTCAGTTCTGGCATGGCTATTTGCCCTCCACTGACTTTCGGGCGGCTTCTTTCCATTCTTCTGCCGTAGCTTTGTTGCAGTGGATAATTGTACACACCGCAACGCTACATCTAGGATTCGGCCCTTTGTCCTCGCAGTGTTCTGCACACCGCCCCGCCAGCCAATCCACCATCTTTTGCAGCCGTGCGTTCTCGGCCTCGGCATCAGCCAGTTTCGCCTTGAGGTCGGGAATGATTTCGGTGCAAGCCTGATACACCGCAGAGAAATTTGCGCGAGTTTCTTGGACTGAGCCATCAAGCAATAACTCGGTTACCTCCAAGGCATTGAGCAGCCTCAGAATACGTTCATCTTCTTCGCTGGGCGTGCCGCACTCGTCTGAGGCTTCAAAGCGCCACAGGTCGCGTTCTTCCTTGGATATTTCAACGGTGCTCATCTGCTGGACTCCTTCGGCCTTAGCTTAAAAACCACACTGCACCCGTCCGCACGCCGCCAAATACGACCATCATTTTTTACTACCCCATACGACATGCACCGAACGGGATTGTTGTTCTTCTGGCATTCAGGACGCCAATCGCAATGGCGGCATATATTTTCGTTGCTGTCTGGACCAACAACGCTGGATTTAAGCACGGCGTAGTGCCCCGGTGGAGCGTCGGCTGAATTGAGAGTCGGTATGAGGTTTAGCTGCTCAGGCATTGCATGCCTCCTGTGGCCACGAAACTCTGTGGGGGTAATCGAATTGCCAGAATTTCAGTTTGCCAATGGCGGGCACTGGCGGCAGGGGCAGAACCTTACCGATCATCCACCAGAACTTTGAGCCTTGGTCAGCCCATTCTGATGGAGCGTTGTCAGTGCTCGACGCCAAGCAGCCGGTAAATTGCACAGCCCCAATGATGCAGCCGCAAAGTGTCGTGGGGTGCAAAATTTCCATGGGCCAGCCGCGCGCAACCATTTCAAGTTGGGCTGTATGGGGATCAAACGCGGGTTTCGCGCTTGAATGGATCAGTACGGTGCAGTTGCGAAACTTGTCCGGCAGCCGCCAATCCCTGTTTTCTATGTCCTTGTGTCCGCTGACGATCAGCGCCGCCCACGGCTGACGTATTGTGATGACCGGAAAAATCATTGCGGCACCTCGTCCCAGGTTCGCTTGTCGATGCTGCGGCCAGAGTTGGCCTTGCCGCATTTGAACATGCAGCCCATATGGCCAGGGGTGGGGCGTGGCGTTTCTGGGTGAGGCTTCTTTGTGCCGCACAAGCAATCAGGCGCCCATTCTCCCCAGGACTTGAAGAAGAACGGAACAGTTGCCTCCTGGCACTGGTCGCGCAGGCTGCGCACCCAGTCGGGGTTCATGGGCCGCGCGCCCGAGCCGGTTTCGCCACCAGCAATGACCCAGCCAATGCCGGAAAGGTCTACGTTCCCGAGGTCGGAAAGCAGCGGCTCAAAAGATACAAAGCGCAGGGCGGCGGGGATTTTGCGCAGCACGTCAAGTTTCCACAGTTCATCCCGGTTGCAGACCGTGACACCCAGCCACAGGTTCGGCAGAGGCCACAGATAATCTTGCCGCAGGTTGTCTCGGGTGCTGGTCATTTCCTGCGGGATGGTCTCAGCGTCGGCGTATTCTTCAAATGTCTCACTGTCGCCATCGCCAACAATTATCCAGCCATTGCCAGCCCTACCCCACCTTCGCAGCAGTGTATTAGGGCCAGCGGCGAAATATTCTGCCATGGCCTGCGCTCGCTTTGTGAGAATGATGAAGGTGTGGCCGTGCCCGTTTGAAAAGATGCAGTCGGCCATGATGGATGCAAAGAGCTCGTCGCGGTTCTCGGCTGGATAGTTCGGATGGAAAATGTCGGTCATGCTGCCGACAAACACCCTCTTGCCTTTGCCGGGCACCCGATGCGGGTACATCTTTTCGGAAAAGTTAGAATTGATTTTCCCCGTCCACTTGCCCCTTCCATCGACAACGCCTGCATAGACCTTTGCGGCTACAGGATTTTTTGACAGGCGGTGCGCAAACTTTTCAGCGTAGCAGTGGTCGCAGCCAGGGGAGCAGTGCGAGCAGCCCACGGCGGTGTTGGTGGTCGCGTCTGCCCATTCAATGCGCGTTGTTGTAGCCATGTTGCGTTCTCCTCATAAAAAGCGACGGCTCCGCTTTCGCGGAGCCGTTCAGGAAACAAGGGCCAGGTTCCAGGCTACACTTTTGCGAGGCGGCACCCGATGACCGTGCCCGAGGAGGAAGCAACGAGGTTGAAGGTGCAGGAGAACAGGCCTGCGGCTGAACCATCGACCCAGTCGCCGCCGGAGTAGAACACGTTCTTTTCGTCGGGCCATGAGCGCCACGTCTTGTCAGGGGCAAAGGCCGCAGAGGGCTCACCTTCGATGTCAGCGTCGGCAGGAATGAAGCAGTCAGACAGGGAAAAGAATTTTCCGTCAGCAAAGGCAATGTCCGTTGGCCAGCCGGTGTCGCTGGAAGCGTGGACGCCAGTGTTGATGTATTCACCAAGCCCCTTGGCATCCTCGATATGGATGACGTGCTGTTCATCGAGGATGATGCCGTCAATCATGGTTATGGAGTTGCCCCAGAGGTCATAAATTCCGCGCCAGCACAGCCCGCTTTCGCCGGTCTTTTTGAGACAATCGCACTGGACGTTGCCCATGCCGTATGCGGCCTGACTGTCTGTTGTGCCGGCCTCGATAATCATAAGGCGCTGAACGGCGGCCAGCATGCGGATGTTCTGCATACGCCATCCCAGGGCATCATCGCGGTTCCTGGCTGCGCAAGCGGCGCGCATGTCGAAGAAATCATTATTGCCAGCAGGCATTACGCCAGGCAGAGAGCATATTTCACCTTCCGCGCCGAAGCTTCCTTCGTAAGCACCGATCCAGAAGGCCGCTGTAGGCATTCCGACGTACATGAACGCAGAGTGCAGGTGAAAGCCGTCGGCGGGCTCGGGGCTGATCCAATAGCGGTATGCGGTTTTGCCATTCTCGCTGGAACGCTCCTGGCGCACATAGAACGCCGGAATGCAAACCATGTGCTGCCCGTCTACGATTGCAGGCTTAATGCCCGCATAGGTGGGGTGCTTTTCGAAGAAGTCGCTGCTCACTTCAACGGGGTTTCCTGCCGCGTCAATTCTGGTGCATTTGCGGTCGCCATTTCCGATTTCTATGCTGATGCCTATGATGCTCATTGTCCCTCCAAGGTGTTTTGTGTGGTAATCTTGAGCGAGGCTCCCCCGCCCTATTCCGCTCCCGTCCGTAGACGGGCGCGGTAAGGAAGTGGGGATCTATTTATGCGTTGTTCCTTCAACGCCGCGCGCCTGTCTGTCCTTGGTGCGGTGGTCAAGCCAGTGCAAAGCTTCTTCAATCTTGGTCAGGGCCAATTCATTCTCACGGCAGGCAAAGTCGCCAGCCTGAAATGATTGCAGCCGATTTCGGCAAATTTGGAGTAAATCTTCCATGAAAATGCCGTTCACGCCGTTCTCAGCCACTGGTCCTTTCTGGAATTTGACCAAAGCATACGGTGATTCTTTCGTTGTGGCTGTATCGTCTGGATTGGCGCTCGTTACCTGATAATTGTGGTACGCGCCTCCTGCGCCGGGATCGTCCAGAACCTGTATGATGGTGAACCTGTGCTGTCCTGCTTCGAGTATGTGCATTCGATTCCTCTTTGCGTTTATGCGACTGTGGGGCCGCTTGAAACCAGGCGGCGGTAGATTTCCATGGTCATGCGGATGTCTGTCATTGCGTCGTGGGCCTCGCCCTCGGGCTGAATACCGAAATGGGCGGCAACGGTTTCAAGCCGGAAGTTCGGGAGCTCATGACGCACGCCCATGAGGGCATGACCGGCCATGACGGACACGTCGATGCTGGGCCACCAGACGTAAGAGCCAAAGTACGGGTCGCCGCACTTTTTGAAGAAGGAGTGCAAGAAATTGAGGTCGAAAATGCCGTTGTAGCCCGCGAAGAAGCACTTATCGCGCTTGTCGTAGCTGTCAACGTGAGCAGAGAGCATTTGAACGAAGGAAACGCGCGCGTCATGCGGTGGCATGAACCCGGCGAGCTCCTCCCGCGTGAAGCCGTTCACGGCGAGTGCCGTGTCTTCGATAACGTCTTCAGCGAAAGGCCGAATTTTGTAGTCGAAGCTGCTGATTTCCTGACCGTTTATTTCAAGTACGCCAGCCAGTTGAATGATGCCGTTCTTGCCGGGGTCTGTGCCGGTTGTCTCTGTGTCTACCCAGAGTATCTTCTTGTCCCTCATGCCGGGCCCCTACAGTTTTTTGAATTGTTCGCACCCGCAGATGGGGCACTTTTTCTTTTTCGAAACCGTCCCGCACTTTTTGCAGGCGCGGGACGGTTTGCCGTCACTGAGCCGTTCGCCCTTGCATGATGCGTAGATGTGCGCAAAATTCTTTACTTTACGCTTCCCACGCCACTCTGGGCGATTCGGATCATCGAAGCCGCTCATTGGATGGCGGCTCCAGAAGCGGGCTGATGGTCGCCGCCCATGAGCGGGGGCTGTTCTGCCGATTCTTCTTCGACGGATTCCCCGGCCTGAAGTTCTTCTGCCGGTGTTTCATCGATTTCAGTGGGTTCAGGGGTTGCAACAGGCTTGTTCCCGGCAGATATCCAGTTGTCGTCTTCGGCGCTGGCTTCTGCCTGGGGGTTAAGCATGCAGGTGTTGCAAGGGGGCATATTGACGGCCATGCTCTTGTAGTTGCAGGTGGAGCACTCACGGCGAGGCGTCCAGTTGTCCACGCCGCCCTCAACGGTCTGTGAGCAGTTGGCGCATTCATCAGCTTGGGTGCCGTCGTCAGCGTTGGGCATGTGTCCGCAGTCAACGCAGGTGTGCCCCCAGGTCTGAGGCGTGGGCTCCGTCGTCCCGATCCTGTTGCGCGGGTCTTCACCGAGCGGTGCGGAATGCCCCTTGATGGAAGGCGGGCCGTCAAACAGCGTCGGGCGGCGTTCGTCTGCAGTCATGGGGCGGCGCATAATTTCTTCTGCGGCATCGTCGGCAGTGACGTACACGACTTCGCCGGAATCAAAGTCCTGGTAGACGTCACATTCAACGTCCTGTGGCTCAGTCTTGCCGAAGCGGAACTCCTCGGCAGCCCTACTCAAGGCCTCCTGGTGTTCCTCGATGCGGTTTTTAAAGCTCTTGCGCACGCTGGCGAGTTCATCTTCAAGCTGGTCGATCTTAGCCTGCGCAGCAGCCATTTTGCTACCAAGCTCCAGTTTGTCCTCGTCGGACAAGGGGAAAGCCTTTGTGCAGGTTTCTTTCTTGAGCCAGTGGACATCCCGGCCACGCAAGCACACCGGCAGCGTTTCACCGGGATCACATTCTTCAGAGGCTTCGGGGCCATCGTCAGAGGTGCAGGCGCTTTCGTCCGGCACATCGTCAGGGCAAAGGTCTGTTGGCTCCACCGCGCTGGCAAGAACGTTGCACAAAACGGTGTCGCCCACGTTGATTTCGCTTTCGTCGTGGGTAAAGGAAGCCGTGGGAATGTCGGCGGTGTTGGCGTGGCGGTCTTCGACAGTGGCCGTTTCGCCATCTTCCGAAAAGGCGTGGATGGTGAGAGTGATCGCCATTGTAGCGTTGGGATCAGGCTCAGGATCGGGCGCAGTTTCCAGCGGCTGTTCCTGCTGGCTGCCGCCACTTTCGGCAATCGCATACCCCTGCCCATCGACAAGGCCGTTGTCCTCTGCCAGCCAATCGGGAAGCGTCACTTCGACATTCGTGTCATCGCGTTCGCCGACGTATTCAATCTGGCTCTTGGGCAGCCAGACTTTATCGCCAGCACACATGAGCATGATAGCGTCCTCGGTCTCCTGTACGATATCGCCGCAGACCGTATACATTTCGGGTTCAGGGCGCGGGAGCGCCTTGGCTTTCTTCTTGGGCATGTTGTGCTCCTTAAAAATGGTTGCGCCCGCGACGCCATAAGAACGCCGCGGGCACTGTGGAGGGTGTGTGAGTTGTAGGGAAACTATTGGCGGGCGCGGGCACTGAATGTCGTGCACAGGCCCCTCAGCTTTGCCAATGCAAGGCGCACTTCACCATCATTGGCAGGGCTGTATGTGATGATGATGGACATGGTTTTGTCCGGCCCTGCTTCAGCCGCAGGGGCCGTGGTAACGGCGGGAGCCGCAGACGTTTGGGGAGCAACCCACCGTTTGGCTGCTGGGGCTGGTACGCTGCGTTCTTCCTGGCGCGCCAGTGCCCGTTGTGCTGCGCTGGTAATGTCCTTGCACACATCATCGAGGGGCGTTGACAAACTGGTGTGCCATTGGGTCATAAACTGCGCGACGGACAGTTCAAGATGGTATTCAGCGTTTGTCGCCTTAACCGCCTGTTCAATGGCCGAGGCCCGCTCTACTCTCGCCTGCTCTGCCTGCTGCTGTAACCGCAGCGATTCGATGCGCTGGTCAATGATGCCCTGGACAGCTTCGCGGATGGATTTCAGTGTTGTTGATTTGAGCAGCCACTTGTCCTGTATGGGAATTGCAAAGGCTTGGACTTCGCCCTTCCGCTTGTCCAGTTCTTCCGAAATGGCGTTCTGTACGACAGTGCGCTTATTCTCGCGCTCCTGCGAGACGAAATGCTGAACCTGATCGCTGAGGGACTTGTATGTGGCGTCAAAAATGGCCGTAACCTTTTTTATCTGCCCTTCAAACTCCTTAAGCGGCGCGCTGAGCTTTTTGACTGTCTCCTTGCGAGAATTATCCACGCTGATTTTGGCTTTATTCAAATCAGACATGCACACGCGAATTTCAGAAACCTGATCTTCGGTAATAACAAGCCCTTGGTATTTTCTCGTCATACCCTGCGCCCAAGCCACCAAGCCTGCGTAATCGAAACTTACGGCAGGCAGGCTTGTTTGCAGCTTCATACGCGAGTCTTCCATGGCTTACCCCTCCTCAGGAAGATCAACGGCCCATTCAGGGCAGCGGGTGCGCTGATTGCACTTTTCGCAATCGGCTTCCGTTACCATCGTGGCTCCATCCGTGCGCGGGCATGGGAAAGCATTGGGGTTCTGGCTGTTCTGCTGCTGGGGTTGCGGCGCTGGTTCCGTGGGAACCGCACGTTCTTCTTTCTGAACAGGGGGCTGTGCCTGAGCAGGTGCTTTCTCGCGTACATGGACAGGTTCCTTCGGCGTAATCTCGCCGGTATCCATGTCTATGTGTTCTCCGGGGGCAGCCTGGGGCAGCGTCGCCTTAATGTCGTCCATCGTCATTGGCTTAGGTTCTTCATCCAAGCCAAACGATCCTGGCGACATTTCAGACAGGTCGATGGTGTCGTGGATTTCTTCGGCGGTCTGAATGCCCATGAGCAGTTCAGGGGCGTAGAGCTTGCCAAAGAATGAGGCGGCGCGGTACCTGAGCATGACTTCCGGCATGGTCTTCCACTTGGAACCGTCCTTCCCATACCAGCCTTCAAGGACTGCCATTTCGATACTGACGGGAGGCGAAGAAATGCGCTCGCCGGTGGCCTTTTCAATGGCCCAAGCCACGCACTTCATATTACGAATGCGAGCATTCTTGGACACGTCCTTGCGGAAGTTGCGGCCATTCTGTGGGTTCTGCTCCCACACTTTTTCTGACCACTCAAAGTTCTTCTCCCCAAGGTCTTCGATCTCGAACCGCAAAGGGCTGAACTTGCCGCAAGCGTTAATGGCCGCCGTAATGAACTGCGAAGACCAGCCTGGCCGCCCCTCAACGATGTACAGATTCTGCATGATCATGAGCGGGTCGGCACCAAGGCGCTGTGACATGTTCAAGGCCAGCACACAGTTGGAAATGGCGTTGGGGTTTTGGGTTGGCTGCCCTTCCTGGTTGCCGTACTTGTCGCGCTTGACCCACAGGGATTGGTATTGTTTCGGTACCAGCGTCGAGTTGGAGAGCAGGTGTGCCGCTCTTTGCATGAGGTCAAGCCCGCCAGCCGTGAAAAAACCAATCTGGGTTTCAGCAGGGAGGCTGCGAGTTGATGCTTTGAGTTCTGCGAGGCTTGTTGGATTAACGCCGGGGCGCGGCGCTTGGGGTGCGGTTGCGGCCTGAGTCATGGTAGTTACCTCCTCCACCGGCACACATGATAAGCCGGGCAGTATTTTTCTCCGCAGATTTGCGATTTGGGGTTTCCGTAAAACAGGCCGCTGTGCAGCATGTTAGAAGCGATGGTGAGCAGCCCTGGACCTTCATCGCCCCCTACAAGCAGGGAGCGTGCGCCAGATATCTCCCCGATCCCTGCCCTTCGGCCTTTGTCGGTTTTTGCCACCTGTAGGCCAAAAATCTTTGCAGGGGCATCAATGGGCAGCCCTGTTGCCCTGGAAGCCATGAGCTCGTACACGCCCATCTGGGCGGCATGGCCCTTGGTATTAACCTTGCCATCGGCGGCTACAGCGCTCTTACCTGTCTTTATATCGCCAATGCCCAAGCAACCGCTCGTCTCGTAGATACGATCCAGAGTCCCGGTAAGGACCAGGGCAACGTCTTCTATGGGAAGATCGTCGCAGGTTGCCTCAACGGCAATGTAGGACTGCAGGGGGGCTATTTGCTCGCAGTACATCTTGTGCAGGGGTAAGGCGATGCTCTCCGCTTCGCGCGGGGAAGATTCCCCCCAATCCACCTCTTCATCGGGGTGGTGTATGGCGTCCACTACGGCACCAGCAGCTTCATCTGGCGTAAGGGGATTACCTTCAATGATCCGCTGGTCGAAAAGCGCGGCGCCGGCATGAACTGCAGTGCCAAGACGCGCGGCGTCAGATGCGGGCAAGTGCAACCCTTTGACGTATTTCGCCTCCCAGCGCGCCGGGCAATCAAAAAGCTCTGCCAGCGACGATGCGCGAATTTTGATGGCCTCAGCCTTCATTGTTCCCTCCCACGGCTAAATATTTCAATAAGAAGCCCTGACGGGCACCAAGACCTGATCTTGTCCATGATCTGCGCCCGCGTTCCGTTGAGGATTACGAGGCTTCCTTTGCGGTAAATGTACATCCTCATGTCATCCCCCCATGCGCTCGCCGATTGCGATGACGAGCGGAAGGGACATGACGCCAAACAGAACGATCAGAATGTCGCGCGCGCTCATTGTGTGGACTCCTTCTCGCAATCCTGGTCTGCCAATGGGCATTGATCTGGATCGCAAAGTTCTCCATTAAGTTTGCAACGGTATCCCGGTTCGTCGCCGGGGTAGTATGCCCCCTGGCAACACCCTGGGATGTCGTCACCAAAAGACCTGTGCCCACGGCTGTATTCTCCCAAGTGCTCGCACATGGCAGACTCCATTTGAAAATTGGTCGGGGCGACTGGATTCGAACCAGCGACCTTCGGCTCCCAAAGCCGCTGCGCTACCTGGCTGCGCTACGCCCCGTCGCTGAAAATGGAAAAGGCCGGGGGAAGGGAAACACCCCCGGCCTTCGATTGCCCCCATGGCAGTTGTTCTGTTCAGCGGCTATCCACCGGCCTTAACGGTGTGCCTCACTGCTACAGAGCCATGGGAGGATTGTTCCCTCGATTGCCGAGGGCCGCGGATGACCATTGATTCCTCCCTGACGGGTTCACCCGGTATGTGCATATGTGAAATGCCTGAGCATGATGCCCTGGCTAGGTGCCTTCTGAAAGCGTGAACCTCGACACATTCACTGGCCAGCCAGGTTCACCATCTCTGCTGTCTGTGGAATGCAGGCTGGCAAGAAGCAGTGTTTGCTCAGTCGCAGTCATCTGGTGCGGAGCTTCAGGAAGAAGCAAGTCTGTGGTTTTGTACCATCGCCCATTGCTTCCCTTGAAAACCGCCCTTCCCCAAAAGTCTTTGCCGACAAATTTTAGGGATACAGGCGAGGATTCGTTGGTGCTCATTTGCCCTCCCGGCATTTGATTTTGACCTTTTTCTTGAGCAAGCCGTTGCTCTTGGCAAAGGCCATCTTGAACCGTGCCTCCTGATCTGCGGCCACGCTGAGACATTCTTCCATGGTTCTGACCGGGCGCGCACCTTCAAGGAAGGTGGCTTGCCGTTCGACATGCAAGGACGTGTTGTTCGACAGGTAAAACGTGATCAGTAGGAAGAATGTTTTCATGGACCCTCCAAAATTGAAAAAGGCCGCTCCCCGATGGAACGGCCCCAGCGACGCGACATAGCTACAAAACGCGGCGCAAATTGATGGCAGGCCCCGGATTCGCACCGGGCGCTGGCCTCTACGGATTGTCTGGTCATGCGCTTGTTGCCAGAGTCCTCAGCTTTCCCCACGTTCGCCGTGGGCCGCACCTGCCGTAAACATCTCCATCACCGGCAGCGACCATTTGCAGGTAGTCCCGAAATTGGTCGCTGCCGGTGGGGAAAAATTCATTCAGTAAGCCCAATCGCGGTTTTGAGGTCGCGCTTTTCAGGGAGCATAAGTTCAAGGCCGGGAATAACCCACGTGTTGAGCCATACGCGCAAATGGTGGCTATTCATTGATTCAAACACTTCTCGCGAAACCTGACTGCTGTCTTCACAGCGCAACCTTATGATCAAGTTACGAACCACTTGTTCCTCTTGTGCATTAAGCATGACTGCCTCCACCTTTTAGAAGTTCCTTCATTGCCGCCAAGGCTCTCGTGCGGCCCTGGCGGTATATAAAAGAAATTCGTTGTGCCTGAATAATTGCCGAACTCGGTTGCAGGTTGTCACCCTGGGGGTTAGTCACCTCCCCCGAACCTCCCCGACGCCGTTAGATCTTCCGCGACGGATCTACAGAACCCGCCCAAGTGGGCATTTTTGACAACTTTTGAATGGCCTCTATTCGAGCTTACGGCTGGGCCTCTTGCTCCCAGCACCCGACTTGTGGCCGGGCCTTCATGCCGCCAAGTTGCTGCCGATTGAGAATTCGGTTCGCTACTCTGTGCCGAAACACGCGTTCGCAACCTCTTCCTCGTTGGCAAAATCAAAATAAGTCAATTTGACTTACTATGCAACAAAAAAATAAGTCAATTTGACCTATACTTTTTTGCTCGATAGAATCCTGGAAAATTAAAAGCCCCCAGGCGGGGGCAAGGAGGGCGACGGGTATGAGCGGAATTGACAGAGCTAATGAGATCGAAGGCGGGATTGGATCAGAAGGAGCGCAGGAGGGAAATATGAGGAGGGTGGAGTCTGCTATCAAGGAAGCCGTGATCTCCGCATACTGCAAGGAGAATGAGTTTCCTATCCAATTATTTGATGGGATAGAACCTGCCGAGAGTATTCAATTAAAAAGCTACGCACGGCGCATCGCCGAAGTTTTGACTGGAATTATCATGAAAAGAAAGGGTTCACAGCTTATCTGCTTTTGGACTCGTCAAGGATGCCCCGAACTTCCTCCATCGCAGGAGTGAGGCAGGAAATTATTGCGTCAGCCGCTTCCTGAGCATCCAACTCTGGGTTCATCTTCTGAATCAAGGCGGTGAACCCAGCAAAAATTATTGTATTGGTTACTTCGAGTTGGTCCTTAATTTCCTTAAACTGTGCATCTGTCATATCTTTTCTCCAATAAATAAAAATCACCCCAGCAGCGCCAGCACAGAGTTCTCATACTCTTGGATTCTGTCCGTCTTGGGGATTTCAGGAGGCGTAATCTGCTGCAACTTTTCTCCGTCTTCAGAGTAGTCTGGCGCACGCAAATAATACAATTGAGACACAACCGACAGCGGGTCCTGGATGGATTGAGGCCTTAAACTGTTTTCCCAATTTACTGCAATGACATTCAATTTTTTTATTGTTTCATTATCAAGCCTAGATGAAACCATCTTCAACGCCTGCTGAACATCTAACAAAGATGATACAATACTAGATCTTTCATTATCAATTTTGGCTGACTGTTCTTTTGTTTTCATCAATCTATTAAGTTTCTTTTCGTATAAGATCGAAAGGACCTTAGTCCAGAAATACGATTTTGAAATTCCAGGCTCCGTATTTTCGTCACGATACAACAATGCAAGATAGCCCATGGCCGTTTTATCGCCCTCACTAGCCAATGAAAGAGCAAGATTTTCATACTGCTTTCTATTTTCAGCGTAATAAAGATAAAAAGATAAAAGCGCCGACCTGCCAATCCTACTTTGGCTTGAACAGCGCACTAAAAGCTTTTCAGCCTCAATTAAATCTTTATTTAGGCATTCACCATTGGCTAGTGCACAAGCCTTATAAAATAAATATTCAAGTTCACCATATTTTTTTACTTTCTTAAGCTCTTTTAAAGCTAAATTACATTCCTTGTCATAAATGCATCTAGGAAATGTGAGTACGGAAACTATTGGATTATTTTTATCAACAGGAAGTGACAGCATCGCATCATCAATACAAGATGCTAAGGAAAAATTGGAAAACGAAAAAATAAATATTGCCGTTGCAACAATTATTTTCATAGCAACTCCAATCATTTCATAACATTATTGCTTAGTTTTTGTAGGAGGAGCTTCGCTCCACAGACTCAACTGGCGGGAGTCCACTGGATATCGCTTCCTCCTGCACCTTTTTTTCTTGCACGGGTTGAGGGGCAATCCTCGTACCGAGTATCTTAGTTTGGGCAACACCACATAGGTCTGTTATAGAAATGCCCATTGCGCAAGCCAAATCATAAGCATCCCGAACAGAAAGTTCCCGGGGCGGATCACCATTTCTGATTTTACGCCACTTTGTCCCGGCATCTTTTCTGTGGGGCCACGCCATCTCAGCCAATGGCTTTGCCTTAAGCCCTTTTTTCAATGATATCTCAATGATAACATCTACTAGGGCGCGTTCGAATTCATATCCTTTCATACTTTTACTCTACGTGAGTTAGGTCAGCTTTCAATCAGTCAAACCTTGTGTTGATAAATAAGTCAATTTGACTTATTAAAAACCAAGAGGAACACACTATGAACAATGAACTCGAGAAGGCTTTTGCTGCACTTCGTAAGAAGTATGGGACGCATTGTGCCGCCGCAGAACATTTGGGTATTTACCGGGATCACTACCGCAGGCTTCGTAACGGCCGGGCAAACATTCCCCAGCGCACCGCCGACTACATCCTGCTCAAGGCGAAGGAGGCTGTGGAGGATATGCCCGATATCAGTTCAACAGCGCCTGCCATACCGCACGAACCTGCGCAGTCTGCCCACCCGTAAGCTGATTCGCTGCATGTCCAACCGCCCTTTCGACGGCGGCATCCTGCGGCATATCGCCGGGGTAGCTTCGGTACAGAGGTGTGGGCATGAGCGGCGAGACAACGGTGACAAGCAGACGTCCGTGTTTGGGCGTGATGTGGGCTCGGAATAAAAGTTTGGATTCTGCCATGTCCCATAATGGCATGGCCAAAGGCTCATGAAACCATCTAATATCAGTGGAATTTGACCCTATGGACTACCAAACAATGAGCCACGTCGACGCCATGCGCGAGGCAAAAGCTGCCAGCGGCATGACGGACGAAGAAATTGCAAAGGCGGCAAACATATCTGTGCATGCGGTGCGGCAGTATCAGCGCCCGCGCGACGGATATGCCCCCGGCCTCGACAAAATTCCCACCCTGTGCCGCGTCATGGGCAACAACATCCTGCTCTCTTGGATTCAAGCCCAGGCTGACACCCGCGCAGACTACAATGACATTCCCCCTGCCACCTCCCGCGCCGAAGTGCTGACGGCGGTTGCCCGCGTGTCTGCCACTCTTGGCGACGCGCAGCGCAGGCTTGCCGACTCGGAGCACAGCGGCATTGACCCTGAGTGCGCCCGCGACGTGCGCGGACTCATGAACGATGTGATCGAAGACTGCCGCGTTGTGATGGCAAAGCTGCTGCCCATTGCCCAGTTCAAGGACAGGACACGTTGCTACCCGCTTCTGAGCAAGGCAAACAACGGCTCTAAATACCGCAAGCCCTGGTGGAGGTTCTGGTCATGAGCGATTGGTACGACACCTATCAGGCCCACGCCTCTTCCGACTGGGCCCCAACACAACTCAGCCCAGAAGACGAGCAAAAATTCCGCTCATGGATCGCCGGAACGAAGTGGTTTGCAGACGTTGCTGACGATGTTGCCGCCTCGGGCGAACAGTTGAGCAATGCAGATTTGCTTGAAGACATGATCGGGCCTCATGCCGATTACGACTACCGCGGCGCATGGAAGGCCGGCATATCTCCGCAGGCCTATGAGTACGACACGCGCCAGCACTGGCCCTCGGCCACCGAAGACGGGCAAATGCTCAAAAGCCCGCAACACCCCACCGCTTGGATGGAATATTTCATGCGCGAAACCGGCGAAGACCCAAACTCGCTTGGTCTGCGCAACCCTGACGAGGCGCGCGAGTACACACGCAGCGCCCGCAGAAAGGAGGCAAAATAGCTATGGACATGGACCCGAGAACAAAGGCCAAGCACATGCAGGCCGTGCGGACAATGGTGCATCTGCTGGAAGGACACATAAGCCAGCTGCCAAAAGGCAAGAGCTACCTCGATGTCGTCCTTGACGGGGCGAAGTCGGCAACGATCTTGGGCATTGAGAAGGTCAGCGTCGAAGAACGCGCAAGGGCCACGGCTGAGGCAGTTGCCCGCCTGGTGCCCAGGAAGGTTTTGAATCCCGTCTCGCCCGCGCACGCACCCCAGCCAGCCGTGGTTGGCCGTGGCATTGCCGCGCTATTTGAGCGTGTACCGCCTACCAAGCCCTGCGGCATAGAACTCAGCTGCCCGCGAGGCGACCAATGACCGGGCTCGTTGTCGATCTTTTTGCCGGTGGTGGCGGAGCTTCTGAAGGTCTCGCCCAAGCCTTGGGACGCGACCCTGACATTGCAATCAATCATGACCCAGAAGCATTGGCCATGCACAAGGTTAACCACCCAGGCACGCGGCACATGCTCAATGACATAACCAGAGTATTGCCCCTGGAAGCCACAGGCGGCCAATCCGTCGCAATTCTGCATGCCTCGCCGGACTGCACCCATTTCAGTAAGGCCAAGGGCGCCAAGCCCAGATCGCAGTTTATCCGCGATTTAGCGTGGACCGTTGTTCGTTGGGCAGAAGACACGCGGCCGCATTTGATCACTCTGGAAAATGTCGAAGAATTCATGACCTGGGGGCCGCTTGATCGAAATGGATATCCCATTAAGGAACATGCAGGCGACACATTTAGGGCGTGGGTCAAACGACTGAAACGACTCGGCTACAAGATTTCCTGGCGTTTACTGCGCGCGTGCGACTATGGCGCTCCGACCACGCGCCGTAGGCTATTTGTGGTGGCTCGTTTGGATGGCAAATCTCCGTCATGGCCAAAGCCAACCCACGGAGCGCCTGGCTCACCATCTGTTTTATCTGGAAGGCTTAAACCTTGGCGTACAGCAGCCGAGTGCATTGACTGGTCGATTCAGAGCCAAAGTATTTTTGGTCGAAAAAAACCGCTGGCAATCAACACGCAGAGGCGAATTGCGGAAGGGATACGCCGCTACGTTTTGGGCAGTACAGAGCCGTTTATTGTTTGCTGCAATCATGCTGGAAATTTCAGGGGTCAATCTCTATCCGACCCGCTGGCCACTGTGACAAGGAAGCTTGGCTTTGGGGTTGTGTCGCCAGTTATTTCAGGATGCGTTATTAACCCCAATCATGTGGCCAGAGACTACACCCCATTCAGGGGCCATAACATCCAAGAGCCGCTGCGATCCATCACAAAATCACCAGGGTTCGCTCTGGCCACGGCTCACGCTGCCCCCTTCATCCAGCATGTCCAGCATAGCAAGGCTCCTGGCGGCGTTATGCCTGCCGATGAACCTCTGCGTACCATAACGGCCCAGCCAAAAGGCGGCGGGCTGGCGGTGGTGTCTGCCGCATGCGTGGCCAAGCACTATGGCGGTGTTGTCGGTCACGGACTGCGCCAACCTCTCGGAACGGTGACAACCGTTGACCATCACAGTCTGGTGACTGCCAACATGATCAAAATGCGCGGGCTTAATGTTGGCAGCCCCGCAGACGAGCCGTTGCGCACCATATCCGCGCAGGGGCAGCATCACGCCCTCGTTACGGCCTGCATCAACAAGCATTTCGGAAGCAGTATCGGCCAAGATATTCACGATCCGCTTCATACCGTTGTTGGAAAGGCCAAGCATTCTCTCACTTCATGCCTGATCAAATACTATGGCACGGCCCTCGCCGCGCCCATGTCTGACCCCATGCACACGATTACGGCCAAAGCCCGCATGGGGCTGGTGTCTGCGGAAACGGATTCCGAGCCTGGCCGTTACGAACAGGTGTGCGCGTGGTTGCGCGAGTGGGGCGTGATCGGGCCGGATGATGAAGCCGAGATCACTTACAACGGCATTGTTTATCGGCTGACTGACATCTGCATGAGAATGCTGGCCCCGCGCGAACTCTACACCGCTCAAGGCTTCGGCCAAGATTATCAAATTTCCCCAGATATCAACGGCAAACCGCTGTCAAAAACTGCCCAGGTGCGTATGTGCGGCAATTCTGTTCCCCCGCAGTTCGTTGCTGCCCTGGTAGGGGCCAATGGACCGCAAACATGGGTAGAGGAAAAGCAGCCTGACATGCCTTTGTTTAAAGCGTGCGCCGTCGCTGTGTAGCGGAAGGAGATTTCATGGACATCACAAGATTCAATCCTCGCAACGTCGTCCGCGCAATAACTCTTTGCCGCCCGTATGTCGTCGCATACTGCGTCAAGGACCGCGACGGATGGCTTGTGCAGTATCCAGACAAGGCCGAGCCGGAACTGATGGAGAAAAAGGCGTTTGAGCGCAAGTTTTGCCTTGAGCACGCCTGCCCTCCCAAAGTTAAGGAACTCTTCGACGGGGTTTCCTCATTCAACCAGTGGCGGCAGAGACGCGGGGGGCAGTCATGGAATGGCTGAAATGGTTTGTAGGGGCCACCACAGATCCAAAATTCGCTGTGATTGCACGGCGATCTAAGCAAAACATGGCGTCTGTCATTGCAGTATGGGCCATGCTTCTTGAGCGCGCCGGGCAGGCTGATGAACGCGGAGAAGTTGAAGGCTTCGACTGCGAAGGCGCCGACATCGTGCTTGGCCTTGAGGACGGGGCTGCCTGCTCTATCTTGCAGGCCATGCAGGACAAAGGGCTCATAGCCAATGGATGCATCACCAACTGGGACAAGCGCCAGCGCCGTGAAGAGCCTGAGGCTGTCAAAGAACGGAAGCGCCTGCAGCGTGAACGGGAAAAGCTCGCCGCTGAAATGGCCGCCATTGAAAAAGCCAGGGCTGAACTGAATGAAAAGTCACACAATGTCACGCCGCGTCACGCTACGTCACAGGATGTCACGAATGTCACGCATAAGAGGAGAGGAGAAGAGATAGAAGAACAAGAGGGGGGGGATAACGCGCGCGAAGTGCCTGCTGTGTTGGAAGCAAACCAAGATGATCCTTCCCCGGCTCAGGGCGTTCCCAAGCGCACAGATTGTCCAAGCAAAGGCAATCCGCAGTGGGCAGCCTTTTCTTCCTGCTGGCAGGTCTATCCTGTGCAGCAGGGCAAAGAAGCTGCGTGGTGCGAATGGATGCGCCTGCACGGCAACGGGACGCTTGCAGATTCCTACGCAATTCGTGACGCAATCCTCCTGCTGACTCAAGAAGACAGTCGTTGGCTGCGAGGTAAAGTGCCCAATATGGCCAAGTGGCTTAACGCTAAGGGCTGGGATGATCAGCCTTTCAAGGAGCCAGCGGCCTCACCGGGAACAACGCCAAGGGATGGGCCACCTGTGGCTAGAACACAGGCACAGCGTAACAAGCAGAACCTGGAAGGACTCGCGGCGTTTGCGAATGCCGCCGGAAGGAGGATCGCAGATCATGGCTACGGAACAAATAGTCGCATTGGAATTGAGCACGATGGCGGTTCTTTACCGGCACCCTCTGGACGCTGAGTACGAGCTCCCATTGCTGGTCGAAAAGTGGACGGATCTGTGTGCTGATATACCCGATGAGGATTTTTCCGCTGCCTGTAAGCTGTATCAGCAGAAGGAAAAGTTTTTCCCCTGCCCTGCAAACATCATCAGCGTGTACGAGGCCAGCAGGCCAGCGCAATCCATGGCCGCACTTCCTGAACCGCCAGAAGACAAAACGCCCGGTCTGGGGATGTTGGTTGTCGCCGCCATTCGTGGAGACCGCGCGGCGCAGGAAGAACTTGGGGTTATCCGGCACAAGTGCGGGAGGAATATGCAATGAAATTCGTCATCCCCATCAAGCCCACCGCCCAGATGCGAACAGCCGTCGGCGCTATCAAGCTCGGCAACGGCAAGGTGCGCGGCAATGCCCACAAGAAGAAGGAGCAGGTAAGCAACGAGGAGACCATCAAGGCGTTCTTGGCCCAGCATAAGCCAGAACGCCAGATAAACTGCGCAGTCATGCTTGGAGTTAAAGTTTTTCTCCAGGTGCAAAAGACTGCGCCGGATTGGTTCAATGGCAGCACCAAAGAATTTCACGCAGCGGCGTTAAAGCACATTGTTCGACCCATCACCAAGCCCGACGCTGATAACTTTTTGAAGCAAATTCAAGATTGCATAACCCAGATGGAGATCTGGCGGGACGACTCCCTCGTTGTGGGCTACCTCAGCGGAACGGGCAAATACTACACCGACGGCACGCCACGTTGGGAGATTGAGATTCAGGAATTGAGCCCTGACAGCTATTGCATCCCCGGCACGAAGGCCAAAGTCTCCCGCAAGAAATCGGCCAGCACACCAGGCCAGGGAGCTTTGCTATGCTGAAAGATTTTATCATCCCTGCATTCTTTGGCTTCTGTATCCTCGTGGCCCTCACGTTTGCCGCCGAGCTTTGCACTGCCCCTGGAACGACTTCCGATGAAGACCTGGCCGCAAGGATTGCCCTCATTGACGCAAGGCTTCCCAGCTTGCGCTCAGACGTCCTCATTCAGCGCCAGGAGCGTGCGTTTCTGACTGCGCAGCGCAGGTGGATTGTTGAGCTCATGGAGGCGCAAAATGACCGCAGAAACTGAGCGCATGCCATGGCTCACAATCAGGTTGATTTTTGGCAACGGCAATGCCGCCCAGGGGCGCAAGTGCATTGAGGCTATAGCTCGCAGGTTGATCCATGCCCGCACAAAGCACCCGGCCAGTGAATGGGCAGGCAGGGGTGAGGAATATGGGCTTGAAGCCATCGAAGGCGAGGTAAAAGAACTACGGTTTGCTGTACTTCTTGAGGGCCCAGAGCGCGTTGAAGACGAAACGCTTGATGTCCTAGCAACTGGCGTACGCAAATTTAACCGCGAGGAAGCATGATGAGTCCTAAAAATTGGGCAAAATTCTGCCTCGTCGTAATCTGCGTACTATGCGCGTTCGGCTTGATGATGGCCGGAAAAGACGGATGGGGATGGCTGCTTTTTGTAACCATCCTGATTAGCGGGGATCGACATGACTGAAGCTGACGACAAAATGATCGGCCAGGGCGTCGGCTTTGAACGCACCCGCCGCATCACCGGCTACCTTGTGGGGAGCGTTGACCGCTTTAACAATGCCAAGCGCGCTGAAGAGCGTGACCGCGTAAAACATGGGCTTGGAGGGTATGACCATGGCTAGACTGTCTGAAGACCAGTGGCAGGCAGCCAGGGCCGAATATGAGGTGCGCGGCATCAGCCTCGGTGACGTGGCAAAGAAGTTTGGCGTCAACGTCAGCAGCGTGTCCCGGCGTGCAAAGTCTGAGGGCTGGGTTCAGGGGCAAATGCAAGAGCTCGCCAACCGAAAAGTTGCGGCAGTCAAAGAAATGGCCGCCGTAGAAATGCAAACGCAAGAGTTACCCTTGCGCACAAGGCACACCTTGCAAACCGTCGTGCAGGAGCGGTTGCAGGCTGAGGGAATGCTGGCGTCGCTGGATATTGCTCTGGCAGACCGGGCGATTGCCCTCGCCATGGAGGCAACGAGCCCAGACGATATTGAAACGCTCTCCCGCGCGCGTAAGAACCTTGCACCCTCTGTGCATGCTCCTGCCCCACAGACGACTGTCACTGTCACCCAGCAGACTGAGGCCAAGGCAGGTGCAGCTGCTGATGCAGTTGCGGCACCCGTTGCTGCCCCCACGCCCGACCGAGTTGTGCGCGCGGTGCTGGCCGGTGATCTTTCAGGGGATGATGACTGATGCTGTTTGCCAAGGCGTCAGAGTCCGAACTAGCCGCCATACGGCAGGCCTGCGAAGCTGATTTGCTGACATTCACAGCGGTCATGTTTCAGGCGCGCATGTGCCAGCCGTTTTTGGTCAACTGGCATCATGCCAAAATGGCTGACGAGTTGATGGCTGTGTACCGCGGCGAAACAAAAAACCTGCTGATTACCATGCCCCCAGGCGGCACCAAGACAGAGTTGGCCGTAATCCATTTCATGGCGTGGTGCTTCGCGCGTAGCCAAAGCTGCCGATTCCTGCACCTCTCTGGCTCAAAGGAATTGGCCCTACTCAACTCCGAAACCGTGCGCGAAATTGTCACGCTTGAAGAGTTTCAGGCGCTGTGGCCACGCCAGATTAAGAACGACAGTAGAGCCAAGAACCGTTGGAACCTTGAGTTTATGAACCGTACAACCGGCGGCCTGTATGCTGCCAGTTCCGGCGGCCAGGTGACGGGCTTCCGCGCCGGTTACATCCGGCCAGGGTTCAGCGGCGCAATCATAATCGACGATCCACTCAAGGCTGACGACATCTGGAGCAAGGCCAAGCGCCAAGCCGTTAACCGCAAGCTGACAGGTACTATCCGCAGCCGCCGAGCCAGTTCAGAGCATACACCCATCATCATGGTCATGCAGCGCCTGCATGAGGATGACCCGGCAGCCCATGCCCTTTCAGGGGATTTTGCAGCAGAGTTTAAGCACCTTGAAATTCAAGCGATCATTGACGAAGGGACTGAAAACGAACGCAGCTATTGGCAAGAAAAAGAAAGCCTTGAGTCCCTTAATGACCTGAAACAGAAGGACCCCTACACACTGAGCGCGCAGTATCAGCAGCGCCCCACCCCTGCCGGTGGCGCCATGATCAAGACATCGTGGCTGCAGCAATACTCCACGCCGCCAGCTGTGCACACCGTCCTGTATGTTTTGGATACCGCTTTGAAAGCCGCAGAGACCAACGACTTCTCAGTAATGAGCTTTTGGGGGCTGAATGGAATCAACGTCTATCTGCTCGACGTTCTGCGCGGCAAATGGGAGGTGCCAGACCTTGAGCCGTTAGCCATCAAATTTCTGGAAAGCCACAGGCCCAAAGGGTTTAATCGCGCAAGGATTCGTGGGGCAGTTATCGAAGACAAGGCCAGCGGAACGGGTCTGATTCAAGGCCTGAGGCGCAAAACAGCACTGCGCGACATCCCGATCATTGCGAAGCAACGCAGCACGGACAAGGTAAGCAGGGTAAACAACGTCCTGTCCTTCATTCGCGCAGGGCAACTATGGGTTCCAGAAACTGCCGAACATGCACCATGGCTGCCTGCATACCTTGGTGAGCTTGCCGCATTTTCGCCAGCAATGACCCACCAGAACGATGACCAAGTTGACGTAACCGTTGATGCCCTTGACGAACTGCTTCAGTCAGGTGGTGGAGTCAGCGAAGGCATGGACCTTTCGTAGGAGAATGCACACATGGCAAGACTTAGAAGCCTCATAGACGCAGTGACACGAGAGCGGTACGTCCGAGACGCAGCAACTGGCATTGCATACAGAAGGACAGCAGGAAGCCTTGTGTGGCCATCTGGGGAACGGAACGGATGTGTTGCCGTGCTGGCAGAAACACGGTCACGCCAGAACATCCTCGGCGGCCGGCACGACGTCCACCTTCTTGCTGAGGAATGCAGTGCAGACGTGAGCAAGCTCATATCTGCCGTAGAAAAATTCACCATGCTGCTCATGGTTCGCTCGTGGGCGACCCCACTCTCCGACACGCGAGCCTTCATGCTCGACGACACCAATGATGACCGTCGCAAGGTGCGCCTACCTATCATACGCTTTGACGATCCTCAGGGCTGGCACGGAAAGGGAGAGGGGCTTATGGCCTTTTACCACGCCCTTGTGCAGCGCCGCACGCTCTCCGAGAAGACTCTCTTCCTGGGGAAGAACTGTGAAGGCAGGAATAACATAGAGAAAATGCAGGCAGAGGACATGACGTGCAAGCCCACTGACTTTCCTGCTGCTGCCGCGTTGTGTTTTGCCCTGGCAGAGATTGACCTGAACCCCATGACCGATTGGGCTGATCGCGGAAACGTGTCGTCATATGGCGGCCCTGCCGATCTCATCGGGGGATATTAAGCATGGTGCTCGCCTACATACCTGTGCCGCTGAATTCCATGACCGACATCCGTAAGCACCTGAGTGTAGGCGAGGCAAGGGTCAAGGAATGGGTTGACGCCGGTGCACCAATCGCCGTTGAAGGGGACGGTGCAAACGCTCGCTACTCGTCGGAATTGGCAGCACTTCTCATGTGGAGGGCTGAATACAGTAAATTCATACGGTTACAAAAAACATCACAAAACGGCTAAAACCTGTCAACCCCCAAATACGCCCCCCAATACCCCCCCATACGCCCCCCATACGCCCACTCGGGCATAAAAGGCCATGCTACGCTTCCACGCAAACAGGAGCGTAGTCATGGCCAGAATTCCCTACCAAAAATCCCCTGCAATATTTGTCGGTGCAGCGCTTATCGCGTTGTTGCTGCATTCTGGCGTCGATCCTGACACCGCACACCAAACGGCGCAGCAGGCCATAAACACCGTCGCAAAGTACGAGGGCTATGTTCCTGTAGCATACCGTGATCCCGCAGGGATATGGACAAAATGCTATGGCGACACAACGGATGTTGTTCCCGGCGATACATACACCGCAGAGCAGTGCGCTGCATCGTTGAACAAGCATATTGTTGAAACATCTGAACCAGTCATGCGTTGCGTTCCAGATCTCGCCAAACAGAATCCAAAAGTAATTATTGCCTTTTTAGATATGGCCTACAACATCGGTCCAACTGCGCTTTGCAAGTCGAGCATAGCCCGTCACGCAAATGCTGGTGAGTGGACAGAGGCCTGCTATCGCATCGCGGAAATATACAAAACCGCGAAAGGCATACCGCTACAGGGGCTAGTTATCCGACGCACTGATGAATCTGAAATGTGCCTTCAGGGGCTCAAGGAAGGACGCTGATATGGAGCAAGACGTCTACGAACTGTATTACGCGGCGCGCGCAAAATTCTTGCGTATTGGCATCATCGTCGGCCTTGTTGCCGGATTTTGTCTTGGATTCTTTTGCAGGGGGCTATTCTGATGTTTGCTGCAATCACTTGGATATTGGGCCTTATCAAGGGAATTCCTGGCATAGGAGCCATCATTGAAAGGTTTACGGCTGGCAACGCTGAAGCCGAAAAAATCAGGGCACAGACAGAACTTGTTGAGGCAGAAGCCTTCAAAGAGGGACGAGTGGCTCCGCGATATATGAAGCAATACGTCTTCATTGGTGCGTTCACAATCGTTCTCGTATTGATCGTTGTTTCAGCATTCTTCCCTGAAGTGTCCGAGGTGACAGACAGCATTGTAGACAGGGTCGCCAAGGCCAGCAAAACCCTGATGGTGTTTTAGCCATGACGTATGAACTTTCATTGCTCATAAACACCTGCCTCATGGGGTACTTCCTGTGGTCAATACGCGCTTTTTTGAAATCACATCAATCACAGCATGAGCAGATTACAGAAGACAATAAGGCCCTCGTTAAAGCGATTGAAGGCCTTACTGCTGTTTACGCCAGCAAGGAAAGTGTCAGCAGGGCTCATGCCCGCTTGGATGACGTTGAAAGCACCGTAGACAACCACGGTGAGCGCTTGGCGCGCGTAGAAACCAGGCTTGAATCCGTAAAATAGGAAAACAGGCTATGGACACAGAACAACAGCAAGCCCCGAACATTGGCGCCCTCGCGTCTCAACTCATGGCTGAATTCAGCGAGGCGCAGCGGTCGCGCGCAATGGTGAATGAACGCTGGCTTGAGGATTTGCGGCAATATCGCGGCATCTATGCCGGTGATGTGTCCAAGAGGCTCAAGAAGAACAAGTCTTCGCGTGCGTTCTACCGGCTGACGACTGCCAAGGTTAATACCATGACGGCCAGGCTTATGGACTTGCTGTTTCCTCAGCGCACCAAAAACTGGTCCATATCCCCCACCCCCGACCCGATGTTGCCAGATGATGTCGTGATGGATGCCCTCAAGGACGAGATAGGCCAATCCGCACAGCAGATCATGGGCGAGATGATGCAAAAGCTGCAGGCGCAGAACGTAATCCCTGACGCATGGGCGGCACAAAACATTCAAACCGAGGCTTACAATCAGGCTTTTGCTCAGGCAGACACAGAGCCTGCAAGGATCAGGATTGCTCAGGATCGCGCCAAGGCCATGGAAAACGTGATCGATGACCAGCTGAAGGAATGCAATGCCAACGGACAGCGCCGCCCAAGCTGGCGCCAAAATTGCCGCACGATTGTCAAAAGCTCCTGCCTCTATGGCATGGGTGTCCTTAAAGGCCCCCTGATCGAGCGTGTCGTTACAAAACGCTTCGTTCCAACCAAGGATACCTCCGGCAACGTTTCGTGGAAGGAGCAGGAATACTCGCAGGATTTGCGCCCATATCATGAGGCTGTGAGCATCTGGGAAATCTACCCTGACCCCGGCGCGCGCCTTCCTTCCGAGCTCAGATATGTTTGGCAGATCCACACAATGGCTGACAAGGATTTGGCCGACCTGAGAAACTTCCCAGGATTTGACGCAGAGTTGATCAAAGACCACATGGCGGCCAACGAGGACGGCGACGCGCAGCTTTCTGATTGGGAAGTGCAGGTGCGCGAGCTCAATGACGACAATATTTCCAACGGCCAGCCACTTAAAAAGCGGTTTCGCGTCTACGAACGGTGGGGTTTTCTTTCCGGCAAAGACCTCGCGTCTGCTGGTGTCGAGATTGCCGCAGAGGACATGACCAAGATTTATTCCTCCTGCATCTGGATTCTAGGTAACTCCATTATCAAGGCCTCGGTGAACCCGTTGGAAGGCGTAGATATCCCCTACCACTTCTACCCCTACCAAGACGACGATTCATCGTTTTGGCCCGAGGGTATCGCCTACCAACTGCGCACGCCGCAATCCGGCATTAATGCTGCCGTCAGGGCCATGCAAGATAATGCTGGTGCATCTTCCGGCCCAATTTATGGAATCAACACGCAGGCTCTTGACGACACTCAGTCCGTTGACGAGATGCGCGCCAATAAGCTGTTCCTGTTTGCCAAGTCTGGCATCAACCTTTCTCAGGCATTCCAAGCGGTAACGGTCCCGTCAGCGATTGAACACAACATGACCCTGCAAAACTTTTGGCAGCAGGTTGGTGACGAGGTTTCCACGCCGCGCTTCAATCAGGGCGACGGCAACATCGCGGGCGCAGGTAAGACAGCCAGCGGCCTTTCTATGCTTATGGGCGCGTCCAACATCCTGCTCAAGGATCACGTCAAAGATTTTGACGACTTCGTTGTGGCTCCCTTCATTCGGGCCATGTTCCGCTGGAATATGCAGTGGAACCCGCGCGAGGACATCAAGGGCGACTTTGAAGTTGTCGCCTCTGGCAGTCAGTCACTCATAGCCAAAGAGGTACGCGCACAGCAGGTTCCGGCGCTGATCGGCTATCTCGGAATCCCCGCCTTTGAACCATACCTCAAGGCAAAAGAGCTACTTGAGGTTGCCCTTGAGCAGACAGACCTGCCAGCAGAACGGCTCCTGCGCTCCGATGACGAGGCAAAGCAATATCAGCAACAGATGATGCTCGACCAGGCCAAGGCCCAAGCTCAGGCCCAGGCCTCGGCGCTTGTTGAACAGCTTGAACGCCAAGGCCTGCCCCCTGAACAAATCCAGCAGCAGTTGTTGATGCTCCTATCGAAAACCGTTCCAGCCACAATGGGCCCAGGCGGCCAGCAGCCAGGCGCAGCAATGCCGCCGCAAGGAGCGATGCAATGAGCGCTCGAAGCTCAAAGGATGCGTCCATAAGAACGCTTCGCTCATGCAATGGGCAAGGTGTCTATACAGCACTCACAGATTTGCTGAGTTCAGTAATTGTCGAGGCCCATGAAGAGATGGAATCGGCAACTGACAATATCACCATTTGGCGCGCTCAGGGTAAGGCCACCGCAGCCAGAGACCTGATAGCCGCCATAAAACCGCGTGACGCGGAATAAGGAGGAGATCATGAGCCAGGTTAATGAAAACGATCTGCAGCAGGGAGTTGAAACCCCCGTTGACGACGAAGAGACCCAATTCGATCAGGGCTTTTCCCTCGGCGAAGACGAAGCAGAAGCCAAGGGCAGTGCTGAAAATGGCCAGGAGCAGGAAGCCAACAGCGAAGGAAATGAAGCCGCTGGTTCCCAGGAACCCGCCAAGGCTGATGAAGGCAAGCAGCCCAATGTTCAGAATGAACAGCCGCCGGCCGCAGAACAGCCCCAGCAGCCCCAACCGCAGATGGAACAGCCGCGCGAAAGCGCACCGGCAGAACCTGAGCCGCCGAAAAAAATTGAAGTCCCTGAAAACCTCACTGAGGAATTTGCGACCCTCAAAAAACTGAACCCGGCCGCAGCAGAGCTTGCGCTTGAGGACTCGCCAGAAGGCGAACGGCTCAGGAGCCGAATGGAAGAATACGGGGCCGAGATGGCCCTTGATCGCGCTGAAGTCGTTCTTGATAAGCGCAACCGTGATGTTGCCACGCGCAAGGCTGACTTTGAGCGCCAGCAGCAGGCAGTGCAGGAACACAATAATCGCTTCATGTCCACGCTCAAGCAAACGCACCCTGACTATGCGGCCATGATTACTGACCCGGCCAGGCGCGACGAAGCGGTCAAAAAGCAGAACGAAATCATCGAATGGATCAACGGCAAGCCATACGCTGAAGGCGCAAGGCTTATGCAGGTTGCAAAGTCGGGGCGCGACCCGAACGAAATATGCGCCCTGCTCACCCAATTTGAGAGCGAACGTCAGGCGAAGCCGAAGCTGGCTGATCCAACGGGAGCTCTCGCTGTGCCAGGAAGGGGTGCGCCCGCCGCGCCCGCAGGCATCGGAGATAAGGACGACTTCGATGCTGGATGGAACCTCGAAAAATAGTCCAAGAAAGCGAGTTCAGTTATGCCTATTACTACCACCGGCGACATCTCGTACCGCACTGCTGGTTACATGTCGAAAGAGCTTCTCAAGCGGGCTCAGCCCCTGCTCTGTGTAACCCGCCTTGGGCATCCCAAGCCGCTGCCCAAGAACTCCACACGAACCATCAAGTTCCGCGGCTATCAGCACATTGCCAGCCAGCCCAAAGTGTTGGTTGAAGGCGTGACCCCTGAGGCCAGCAAGCCTGAATTCAGGGATGTGTTCTGCACCGTTGAGCAGTATGGCGACTGGGTTGAATTGACTGACGTCATCAAGGACACCCACGAAGACCCCATTCTCAACGAATTCACTGACATGCTTGGCGAACAGAGCGCCATCATGTTGGAGCGCGTTACCATCGGCAAGGTGCTTGCCGGTACCAACGTTTACTACAGCGGGACCACCGGCGGCGTGATTGCGACGAAGCGCAGCAGCGTCAACAAGCCCCTGAACATCAACCTGCAGCGCAGCGTGCGCCGTGGCCTTGAACGGCAGTTGGCAAAGCCGATCACCAAGATTGTGAGCGCGTCTCCCAATTTCAACACGTCGCCTATTCCCCAGGGCTTTATCGCCGTTTGCCATACGGATTTGGACTCCGATATCCGCGACATGCCCGGCTTCATCCCTGTGGAAAAATACGCCCAGCAGCAGATCCTCCCTGGCGAAATCGGCACCGTGGAAAACATCCGCTACGTCGGCACCACGCTCCTTGAGCCGTTTGCTGACGCTGGCGCTGCGAGCGAAGCTGGCCAGAAGGCCGTTCTTTCTACGAGCGGTGCCTGCGCCGACGTCTACCCCATTCTCTTCTTCGGCCAGGACGCTTTTGGCGTCATTCCCCTGGCGCGTGAAAAGAGTGGTGCTTCTCCCATTACTCCCATGGTTCTTAACCCCGGCGTTCCCCGCAGTGGCGACCCCCTCGGTCAGCGCGGAAGCGTAAGCTGGAAGGCTTACCACGGCGCCGTCATCCTTTACGACTTCTACATGGCGCGCGTTGAAGTGGCCGCCTCCGCCCTCTAGGCAAAGGATCGAATCATGCCCAAGGACAAAGATATGACCAACACCCAGGAAGGAACCGAAACGGGTGCCGCCGACACCAGCGCAGAAGTGAAGGGCGTGGACGATGCCCCGTCTACCGATGCAACGGTTGCGCAGCGCGAACGGATGTCAACGAACCAGGTTCGCAAGGGACGCTGGGTAAGAATCGTTCTGGCAAGCGGCCAGGAAGAAGCCGAACGCGCCCCAGTGCCGATTGCCGTTAATGGCTACCAGTGCCTGCTCAAACGCGACGAGGAAGGGATTATTCCCGAATCCCTTCTGAACGTGCTTGAAGACGCAGTTGAAACGCGCCCGGTTGTCGTCGAAGAAGGCGGCTCCCGCAAAGTTACCTGGAAGAAGATCAAGCGGTTTTCGTACATGGTTGTCGGCTCTTACGACACCAAGGCCGAAGCCGAAGCGGCTGCGGAAGCTGCGAAGGACAGCCAGTAATGCGCGCCGCCGAGGTATTGCGCTTGGTTTCTGGCGCGCTGCAAGACCTCGAACCAGGCCTCGAATCAAGATGGCCTTGGGAAGGTGGAGACGACGGACGTATTGGACTCCTTGATTTCCTCAATGAGTCCATGCGTGTTGTCGTCATGCAACGCCCAGACGCCTTTGCGATTACAGAGCCTATCCGGCTCGAGCCTGGTATGCGGCAACGCATGCCGAGCAAAAAGCGCAACTCGGCATCGCGCAACGCTGCAACGCTTATTGAGCTTGTGCGCAACCTTGGACAGGACGGGGACACCCCTGGACAGGCCATTGTGTCTGCGCAGCCATCCCTGCTGCTGGCATGGGCCGATGCCACACGCGCTGCGCGCAGTGTGGAAAATTTCGCCTATGACCGTCTCACTAACCCCAACATTTACTACGTCTACCCAGCCGTGTGCGAAGACGCTGACGTGTGGGTCGAAGCCACATACAGCGCGGCCCCGGAAGCCATAACCAGCCCAGAGCAGGAGATTGGTTTGCCAGAGGGCTACGCAGCGGCGCTGAAACACCATATTCTGGCGAGTATTTTGTCTGGGGATAACGAAAGCAGCAACGCCAGCAAGGCATCCCTCCACCTGCAACTCTATGCGCAGATCCTCGGGATCAAGTTGCAGGTGGACGCCGGATGGCCAAAGGCAAAATCAACCGCGCCCGCAGGAGGTGCAGCATGATGAACAGAATGGAACAGCTTGGAGTCCTTGTGCCAAGGGTTCTGCCACAAGTTCTGCCGTGCCCCCGCAGCATGGTTATTGATGCCCTGCAATACATTGCGGGCGATTTTTGCGGAAAGACTGGCGTGTGGTCCATGACCCTGCAAGAAGACGCAATCAAAGGGGATAGCGGAATACGGCTCAATCCTCCAAAGGGCGTTGCTATTTCCAGAGTCGAGTCTGTCTACATTGATGGCTCGTACATTGACAAAGATGAGTATCGCTCAACGGCAAACGACATCCTGCTTGGATTTGTGCCACAGCGTGATGCCATTGCCACAATCATGTGCACCGTGAGGCCGTCCCGTAATGCGGAATCCTTACCAGAAGAGATTGCCGAGGAATGGGGCGACACAATCGCATATGGGGCCCTGGCAAAAGTTAAGGCCATGAGCGGAAACAATATCGAGTGGACAGATGCCCAAGGGGCCAAATTAGCCCTTGAACTATACAACGAGGGCTGCGCGCGAGCGAGGGCCAAAATGATACGCCGCAAGCACGGCGACAGCCTTTTTGTGGGGGATCTATGAGCAACACAATACCCACAGTCAAAGTAACCGCAAGATTCGTTGACCAGCTTGGCGCGCCTGTCTGCAAGGCTGTTGTGACCATGCGGCTTACTACAACGGAACGCTATGCCGGGTACATTGTTCCGCGCGAGGCGCGGGCTGTGACCGATGCAATGGGCGTTGCCGTGCTGCAGGTATGGCCCAATGAACTGGGCACTGAAAGCAGCGAGTATGCCGTTTCTGTCACATTCCCAGATGCTTGCGCTGCAAACAGCAGCATAGCGCCAATGCGCAGCATCAGGGGAAACTGCGTTGTTCCAAACGCAGATTGCAACCTGCAAGACATAATGGAGTTGCCCGCTTACGAGCCGCGCAGTGCTGGACAGGCTGTAGAAACAGAGGTCGCGCACTGGGCGTCTTTGGCTGCCCAGTATTCGGAAGGTGCCAGGGCTTCAATGCAGGGTGCGCAGTCCGTTGAGACCAGGCTTAATGCCACAGCTGACGTGGCATCTGCCTCGCGGCTGGCGGCGCAAGAGGCCGCACAGTCAGCAAGCGCATCTGCTACGCGGGCGCAAGGTCTTGTCGATGGAGTTTCAAGCACCATAAGCCACTTCCAAAACTCTGTTGTCGAACAAACAGCAGAAACAGTGGAACGGCTTACGGTTGATGCGACAACTTCCATCGGCCAGCACAAAGCCTCTGCCATCGACGAGATCGGCGCCAAGGTTGAAGCGACTATGGATGAATCCATAGCCACTTTGACGCAGGCCAGATCAGAATCAATGCAGGCCGTATCAGGCGCAAAGCAGGCTGGCCTTGATCAAATATCAACGGCCGGGGCCACTCAGCTTTTGGCGCTACGCAATGAGGCCGCACTCTTTGGCGAGGACTTTGAAAACCTCACCGAACGCGCGGAATCCGCAGCAAAGAAAGCCGGGTGTTCATCTGCCGCAGCGGCCAATGCTGAGAGCGTAGCAACATCCGCGGCTTCGCGGGCCGAAAGTGCAGCACAATGGCTTGAGAGGCACAGGGACGATGCCTTGTCTGCTGCCACCAGGGCCGTCGCTGCAGCACAAACCGTTGACGCGGCAGCAAACACAGCCACGGCCAAAGCAACCTTGGCCGTGAATGCCGCAGCGGAAGTGGCCACAGCTCACCAGTCAATATCTCAAAGTGAGCAGTCTGCAGCTGCCAGCGCACAGGTGGCCACGGCAGCGAAGAATGCCACCGCAGCAAATGCCGAGGCGGTGGCCACGGCAACTGCCAACATGGAACAGTCCATAGCGGCTGCGGCTGGCAAGCTTGTGAACGAAGACATTGTAAACGCAGCAGTATCCCAGGCAACTGCAAGCGCAACGGCTGCCGCGACAGCGGCAACCAATGCGGCAACGTCTGCTGGACAAGCTGCTTCTGTCGTCGAAACACACGCCGCTGAGGTCGCAACGGCTACCGCAAGGGTGGTTGATATCGCCGGACAAATGACCCTGGGGCTAAACGTTGAGAAGTCGACAATCGAAATGGCCGCATCGGTCATACGACTCACCGATCACTCAACGCAGCTTCAGGTTGATAACCTCACTGCTTCTGTGTCTGGGGTTGATATGGCCACTGAGCTTGCGCGCCTTTCCGGCAGGGTAACGCGCCTGGAACTGCAAGGGGCATCCTAAATACTGATCAGGCTGACCCTGAATTGATGCCGCTATTTCATAGCTGAGGCCAGTGGCCCCGGCTTCAACAAGCAACGGAGTTCATATGAGCCAAACCACAGAAGATCAGCCGACCAATGCAGAATTGGTTGCCGCTGTTACCGGCGCTGTAAGCGCTGTGCAGGATGCTCAGACGACGGTGGTGAATGCCACCAAAAATCTTACGACGCACCTTTCTGACCCCAACGCGCACGGCGCAGAAACGAAAGCAAACATTGAGGCCGCTGTACCCAAACCCATATGGGCAGGAACGCGCCTTTCCTTTGCGAGCGACAATGGCAGCATTGCAACGACATCTGTCAACCTCAAGGGCGAAAAGGGGGACAAAGGCGATAAGGGTGACGCAGGCACAGCGGGCACGACTGGCCCGCGCCCTGCCCATAAATGGGTTGGCACGTCCCTGTTCGTCCAGTCGCCCGATGGGACATACCCTGAAACCGGCACTGATCTTAAGGGTGAGAAAGGAGATCAGGGCGAGAAAGGTGACAAGGGCGACAAAGGCGACACTGGCATCCAAGGGCCAGCTGGCGGCCCCAAAGGTGACAAGGGCGATAAGGGTGATACCGGCCCGATGCCAGAACATCTGTGGGACGGAACGTCCGTCATGTTCCAGAAAGCGGATGGTTCGTGGCCTACCCAATATGTCAACCTCAAGGGCGAAAAGGGGGACAAGGGCGATACCGGCGCTGCTGGTATTGACGGTGCCGTGACCAACCTTTCGGACGCCATCAACTCCAGCGACAGCACCAAGGCGGCAAGCTCCAAGGCAGTCAAGGACGCGACGGACACGCATAACTCGGCTTCTGACGCACACGGGATCAACAATCCCGAAAGCGGCTTCCGCGCTTCAATCGTAGCCATTGCTGCGGCTCAGGCCCAAAAGGCTGCGGCTGACGCAGTGGCCAGCCTCGAAATTGTTTCTGCAAGCCCGATCTTTGGTATCTGCCGCGTTCGCACTGGTGGCGGTAGCGGCCTGTTCTTCCAGACTGACGACAAGGGCAACCCGCAAAACCTTGTTACGGATTATTTTGACCGGCACCCGGTTTACAGCGCCATCAAGCGCGTCATCGTTGACGGCCAGGTAATGAACGAAATTCCTCAGTTCTTCGTGAAGAACTACACCCCTACGGAAGGAACGTTTGCCAACTGCCCTATCACCATGATCTCTCCCGTTGCCGCTGACGGGTTCCACATCCACCCTGCGTTCATGAACAACAGCGCCCAGATCAGCAAGTTTATGCTCGGCTGCTACAAGGGCAGTTTGGACAGTACACTCACGAAGGTTCAGAGCGTCCCCGGCGTATATCCTGCCGTGTCCAAGGACTTCTCCACATTCAAGGCCCTTTGCACAAACAGAAACGTCAGCGGCGTTGCAGGCTTCATGATGCAGGATGTGTATCAGCGCGCTGCCCTGCAACTGCTCATGCTTGCAGAATTTGCCAATTCCAACATGCAGTCTGTTCTTGGCGCCGGGCACACAGCCGGTTCTGCTGCCGTGACGGTGGACAACGCCGCAAACCATAAGCCCTGGCGAAACTTCCACGGCGTGTACGGGAACGTCTGGGAAATGGTCGATGGCGTTCGCGCAGACGGAAGTAAAAAGCTTGAAATCTATCGCAATGACGGAACGCGGGCATATCTCGCAACGAATCTCACCATACCTGTGTTTGGCTCCGGCATGACCGGGTGGACGGTGGATATGCTGAGCGATGTGGCTGACGGCTACGACATGCGCGACGCCTTCATTCCCAAAACACTGGACGCGACAGAAACGAACGGCACCTACAGCGATGGCATGTGGGGCGCAGTGGCAAACGGCGTTTGCTATACCGGCGGCTGCTGGGGCGATGGTTCAGCCGCAGGCCTGTTCTCCTGCAACTTCAACTACGTTGCTTCCTACTCGGACGCGTACATCGGGTGCCGCCTCGCAAAAGTGTAGCCTGAACCCTGAAACACGTTTCCTGCTCTGGCCGCCGATAGGCGGCCATGGCCAGGGAAAAGGATTGCCATATGAAGATCATTTTTACCCACAACGAAAAGACCATCGAAATTGAATACCTGGGAACGGGCAATGGCGAAGCGAAGCTTTACGGCGTTCCCACCGATTACAGCGAAGACGGGTACTACGTTTCCGCTTGGCAAAAAACTGAAATCGAACCCGTCCCGGCCTGCGCCGTGAGTGACGCTCACCTGCTTTGCCACGTCAACATCGAGAAGGATCGGGAAAGCTTTGTGCTGAAAACTGTCAAGACCACCGAGGGGGCCGACTGCCATGCCTAAGACAGAAACAGGGATCAACCATGTGACCATGCTTGGCGGGATTGAGAGCGCCAAGGCTGTGAAGCTCAACGAAATAAACAACAAGTGCGAGCTCGCCCTGCGCAGCCTCACGGACAATTACCCCGACACGGAACGCCTGACCTTTGATCAGCAGAAGGCAGAAGCGGCAGCCTACCAGGCCAACAACACTGCATCCTGCCCGATGCTCACCACTCTTGCCCAGGCACGCGGGATAACGATTGAAGATTTGGCCGCCAGGGTTTTGGAAAAGGCGGCAGCGTTTTCAAAGGCATCTGGTGCGCTCATTGGCACACGCCAGAAGTTTGAAGATACGCTTGACGGCTGCACAAGCATCCAGGCCGTTGAATCAATCTTTGTGGATTACGCACTGTAGGGCTTGGCCATGAACCGCTTTCAAGTCTTGCTCCACAACGGACGGCAGATGTTGATCTCCATAGATCAGGGTGCCAACGCCGCATTCGGCCTCATGATTGCCACGCTCTGCATGATCCCTTTCATTCCAAAGGCCGGGCTGTGGTGGGCAGATGAAACAATCAGCGCCCATTGCTGGCGGTGGCATATTAACGGCGTGCGCAGTTGGCCACGCAAGGTTGTAGATGCTTTGGCGCTCCTGTTTGGCGACAAGGACCACTGCCAACAGAGCTATGAGAGTGAACGCCTCGGGCGGCAACTGCCGCCTGAAGAACGAACATCAAAATAAAGAAGGACACATGAGCGGTGAAAGCCTGGCAATGCTGGAAAAGATGGAAGACGTCAGCGCATATTCCAGAATCGCCATGCGACAGTTCCCACGCTACGAGAAGTTTCTTTTGGCCGCCGAGATCAGGACGGCAATCTCTGAAATAAAGCGCCTGCTCATACGGGCTGCGAAACGTTATTACAAAAAAACCACCCTGGAAGACTTGGACATTGAGCTTGAACTGCTCCGCTCTCTCATACGAGAGGCAGTAAAGCTCAAATACATAGACGTGCACCGCTATGAGGTCTGGTCTTTGAAAATAAGCGAAGTCGGCAAAATGACCGGGGCATGGATGAAGAAGGTGCGAAGCGCACAGGAATCCAGCGCGCGAACTGGTCAGAGAGGTGGTCGCACAACTTTCCCATTGAACCCGAACGACGGGTAAGTGGGATAAGGGCAGCGACCTACATCCGGCGGCAACTGGGACAATGGTTCAGCCGCAGGCCTGTTCTACTGCAACTTCAACAACGTTGCTTCCAACTCGAACACGAACATCGGGTGCCGCCTCGCAAATATAGCCCACAAGCCAGAAGGCGAATGCCCAAGGGTATTCATCCAGTGCTTTATTTGGGGCCGCTGTCCTTCTCGGTAAGCCGGGAAAAGAACAAAACCGTGGCAGGCGGCAAGTAGCTGCTGCAAAAGCGGCCTGCCACACCCTCAAGGGGTATGAACGTATGCCAAAGACAATCAGGGACATCTGGCCGCGCATAACCTGCTTCGACAATCTCGTTGCTGCCTGGGAGGATGCACGGCGCGGAAAGAGGTTTCTTCCGTCTGTCCTCAAATTCAGCGGCAGCGTTGAAGAGAATCTACTCGATATTCAAGGCAGACTCCTCCATAGGACTTGGCGGCCTGGCCCATGGCGCGAGTTCATATCCAACGATCCAAAACCACGCCTCATTCAAGCCCCGCAGTTTGGGGATCGCGTTGTGCACCATGCGCTCGTGCGGGTTATAGGCCCGGCATTTGAGCGCAGATTCATCAATGATAGCTACGCTTGCCGCAAGGGGCTTGGTAATTTGTCGGCCAGTGACCGGCTTACTGATTTTCTCAGGGCTTCAACGTCTGAAACGAGAAAGTCTGGGCGTAAAATTTACGCTCTCAAGGCCGATGTGCGGAAGTATTTCCCGAACATTGACCACGACATCCTCCTTGGCGTTTTGAAGCGCACAGTGGGCGACGAGGGCGCGTTATGGCTCATAGAGAAAATTGTCAAAGACAATGGATTTGAGCAGCGCGGCCTACCTATCGGCGCACTGACAAGCCAACTTTTCGCAAACGCCTACCTGGACGTTCTGGATCACTACGTCAAGGACGAGCTCGGCGTTCGTTTCTACGTCAGGTATATGGATGATTTCATCATCTTGCATACCGACAAGCGCCACCTTCACGATCTCCAAACACTTATCGGCTCTGTTCTTTGGGAGCGGTTAAAGCTTCAGTTCAACCCTAAGACGAGCATCTTCCCTGCGTCGCACGGAATTGACTTCGCCGGGTATCGCCACTGGGTATCGTACCGCCTCCCGCGAAAGCGAAATATCAAGCGGACTCGCAGAAAATTCAAAGAGATCAGGAAGCTTTATGCCGAAGGAAGGATGGACGTGGCGCAGGTAAGGTCAAGGGTCGCCTCTTTTGTTGGATACACAAAGCACTGCAAGGCTTCGAGAACCGTAAAGGGAGTTCTCGACGAATTAGTTTTGCAGCGCGGTGGAGGTGCAGAATGATTTTTTACGGGCTTCACTTTGTCGGTGACGACAAAGTTCCAGTTCAAGTGCGGATAAGCACCAGCAATCAGCAGATATGGGCGCGGTCAGCACCCAATGGCGAATGGACTGAATGGCGCAGGCTTGACGTAATACGAAATTTGGACGGCACCCTGGCAGAAGAAGTGACAGAGGCAACGCACGCAAAATCAGCTGACGCAGCGGGAAGGCTCAAGAACCAAGTGAAGATCACGTTCTCGGGTGATGTTTCTGGAAGCGTGAGCTTCGATGGATCTGCAAGCGTTGCGTGTGCATTGTCAATTGCAGGCCTTGGCTCATTGAGCAGTCGTATCTCAAGCCTTGAAGACAGAATCAACAACCTCGGAACTGGCAGCAATACCAACTACGGATCAAGCTAATGGCCACTATCACAATACCAACGTTTGGCGGCGAGATACCCCGCACGGCCCCAAGGCTGCTTGAGGACACACAGGCATCCGTTGCCGTTAACTGCCAATTGCAACGCGGAGCCCTTGAAGCCTTGCGTGGCCCGGTGGAGGTCGCAGGCTTGAGCGCCAGTTCTAAAACAATCTTCAAGCATGCCCAGGACGGTTGGCTGTCATGGCCCGGCGCAGTCGATGTGGTCAAGTCTGCCGTAACGGACATCTCTGGTGAAACCCCTCTTGGTCATCTTTTTATAACCGGCGACAGGGCTTACCCGACGCAATACATGAGTGGTGGCAAGATACACCGCCTCGGCATTCCAAGGCCTGGCAAGGCGCCATCTGTGGCCGTAACCAAGGGCGCGGCAGATGCTACCGTCGCCTGTTATGCCTTTGGCGCAAACTCAGAATCCGAAATACCGCCACGTTACGGGTATGAAGACACCCTTTCGACCGTTCAAGAAGACAACGTGAGCGTGGCTGTTACGGCTGAAACAGTTGAGGACACAACATCGACGGATAGCGGCATAGCCCGTTCATCCGCTTACTGCTACACGATTGTCCAATCCCTTGCAGACGGGATTTTCCAGCAAGAATCTGCGCCGTCACCGGCGTCTGAAGTTGTTGATGTGCTTGATGGGGACGGCGTGACCATCAGCGATTTTGAAATTCCAGAGCTTGAAGGTCTGGAAATTTCCCATATCCGCATTTACCGCACGGTATCCGGCACAACGACGAGCGAGTTTCATTTCCTAGTTGAGCTTCCACTGCCCGTCACATCCCATGTGGACACGGTAAATGACGTGGACATCTCCACTGACGTTATGGCCACAACGACATGGGACGCGATACCCGATGACGCGCGCGGCCTTATCAAGACTGACAACGGCATCTACGCGGCATTTCGCGGGAATGAGCTTCTTATTTCTGAACCGTTCTATGGCTATGTCTTCCCAGAGAGCTACCGCCTGACAACCGAGGACCCCATTGTGGCCCTTGGGCATGTCGATGGCACGATTGTCGTGCTGACCACCGGGCGGCCCTACCTGGCAACAGGCTCAGAACCTGAAAGCCTGCAATTCACTCACCTTCCCATTGAACAAAGTTGTGTGTCAGCGGGAAGCGTCGGCAGCCTGCCTGGCGGCGTTGTGTATGCAAGCCCTGATGGCCTCATGCTGTTCACCAGCAGCGACCAGAGCCTTCTTACTGCTCAGACCTTCACCCGCGACCAATGGCAAGCAATGCACCCTGAGAACCTTATGGGAACTGTGCATGACGGGCGGTATGTCGCTTTCTTTTCTGGGACGAATACGGGGATGCTTATCAGCGTCGGCGCAAAGGATTTGGTGCGCGTTGAACTCCCAGAAGATTGGAAGGTCCGCGCCGTTTACCACCATTCAGAGGACGATGCCGTTTACCTGGCCGTGGACACCAAAGAAGGGAGCCAAATCTACCAGCTAGAGGCTGGCGCGCCCATGACATACACATGGCGCTCAAAGCCCTTCTTCACTTCCTCGCTCCTGTGCATGTCCGTTATCCGTATTGAAGGTGATTTTTCAGCCGACGCTTCTGTTCGGGCATCCTTGTTTGGCCCAAATGAAAATAGGCCTCGTGCGCGCATGAAGGTTTCTGACAGCAGGGCGAAACGCCTTCCAACTGGCCGTGCTGAAAAAGTATGGAGCCTAGAGCTCACTGGGACTGCAACCGCCTATGAAGTTCGGATGGGCGGGAGTGTTGAGGGGGTTGAATATGGCAACTGATCGCGGAATCCCAGCTGTGCCTCGCGGGCTTGACCGCACCCTTACAAACTATCTGCAATCGCTGCAAAGCATTGTCTTGCGCCTATCAGGCATGGTGCGCGGGTCAGACGAATCTCGAGCGGTGCGCGTTTCAGATGGCTCGGTATCAACCGGCACTGCAACCGCGAGCATTGGTCAGGGATCGATCCTTACCCAGCATATAGCGGATAATGCCATTACATCGGCAAAGATTACGGACGGCGCAGTCACAGACACAAAGCTTTCCGCAAGTTCCGTAACGGGCAGAGCCATTGCCGCAGGCGCTGTGGAAACCATGGCCCTGGCCGGGATGTGCGTTACCGCAGAAAAGATTGCCGATGGCGTACTGCCGACGGTGGTTGATGGGGAAGCCGTTGACGGAGAGGAAGTGCTGATACCTGGTAAATGGCTTTCAAAGCCATGGATAATGCTTTCTTCCGTAAGCCAGCCCCAGGCAACGACAGGGGCATTCGGGGCAACTGGGCTCCAAGAAATTTTGGATATGGATGGAAAGGGAACAGGCGAATGGAAATTCACAGCCGCGGGCAGTTTTGCTTGGCTGGCACTGGGGAATGCGAATGAGCAATAACGACGTGTGCAAAGATTTCTTCATGCAATACCTGAACTATCTCGACAGTAACAGTGAGCTTGTAGTTCGTTGCGTTTACATGCGGATGGAAGACGAAAACCTGCTCAAATCAACACTTTACGGGATGCACAATAGGAACGTTGATGCGTTTGTAGCCCTCGTTCTCAGGAATGGCACCCTCCCTTATCTGCTTATGGATGGAGATCGCCTCATTGGCTTCGCTTGGTACGACGCCTTCGCAGCAAAATCGTGCATCGGGCATGTTGTGTTTTTCAAAGAAGCTTGGGGCAATGCACGCCAATTCGGAAAGCAAGTTTACAGGCAGCTTCTTTCATACAGCGATGGGATGGGTCACCTGTTTGACTGCGTGATGGGCCTGACGCCCATAAACAACCCACTCGCATGGCGCGGCGCGGTTGCTTGTGGGGCTTCAAAAATTGGCGTGATCCCAAAGGCGTTGTTCGACGCTGAAAGCGGTGAAAGCATTGACGCTGTGCTCACCGTTGCCACGCGAGAAATCATTGGCGCAGAGGCATAATTCATGAAGATATACACCAGAGTAGAAATCAACATGGAAACCATGGCCGTCACGCACGAAGAGTTCATCGAGTATGACGGATGGGTTTCACAGTGCGGCGGCGGTAGCGGTGGCGGCAGTTCCACCACAAACACTGTGGACTATGCGTATAACTCACGCATGGCCGCCCTTTCAGAAGAGCAGCAAACCTGGGCGCGCGATTATTACAATATGTGGTCTACATACACCAAGCCGTATGAGATCGCGCAGGCGCAGGCAAACCTTGAAACCTTGCCCCTGGAAACGAATCTCTACAAGCAGGCTCTTACTTCTGCCACGCAACTGCTGCCGCAGCAGACGGCAGCCGCCCAGAAGTTTTTGACGGCATCCACAACCGGCGTTGATGTCAATGAGCGCATGGCGCTGGCAACTGCGGATGCGGCCAACGCATGGAAGGACACCAAGGCAGCCAGCAACAGGGCGCAGGCAAGGCTTGGGGTAAATCCCAATTCCGGCAGGTACCAGGGCATTGCTGCTGCACAGCAAACCACGCAGGCCGCACAGCTTGCTGGTGCGCGGACGCAAGCCAGGGTTGGCGCGGAACAGGAAAACTATGACCGGCTGAAAAGCGCTGCGTCGTACAATGCCACTGGCGGCGTGTTGCAGGGCATCAATCTGCTGAAAAGCTAATCCGTGAGGTGCAATTATGCCTTTATATAGACCAGAAAATCCTTATTCGATGGGCCAAAAGGCCATGGGCCAAGCGAGCAGCACCATGGCATCGCAAACGAAGGAAGGGCCCCGCACTGAAGTCGAGGCATCCTCTCCGTCAGCCGGACAGATGGGCATGACAGGCCTATCTTTGCTTGGTGCCGGTGAGCAGGCATGGAAGTACGGCAGCAAGGGATATGATTTTTTGCAATCAAAATGGGGTACCCCCGATGCGGCTTCACAGGCCGCAAACGCTGGGTCTGGCGCTGCTCCTGCTGGGGGTGCTGTTCAAGCTCAACAAGCCGCGGATGCTGTCGCTCCCAGCGTACAGCTTCAGACAGGGGCGCATGCAGCGGCCACGGACGCAACATCGGCAGCAACTGGGGCAACAGCACAGGAAGGCATTACGGCAGGATCACAGCAGGCAATGCAGGGCATTGCTGGTACGCCTGCTGCTGGCACTACCGCCACAGAAGGCGGGGCATCATCTGGCGCATCTGCCGCATCAAGCAGCGCGGCGTACCCCTGGGCTTCTACCGCTGGCTCTCTCGCTGGCGGTGTTGGTGGTGGACTCGCGGGGCGCGAGCTTGGTAAGGCCATCGGCGGCGACACTGGCGGGAAGATTGGCGGCATTGCTGGCAGTCTCGGCGGCAGCTATCTCGGCGGTCTAGCTGGGTCTGCGGTAAGCAGCGGCCTCGGCGCGTCTGCAGGAACAGTGGCGGGAACAGCCGCAACCGCAGCTGCAACATCCGCAGCTACCACGGCGGCCACCACAGCAGCCGGTGCAGGGGCTGGCGTTGCCGCAGGTGCTGCTGGTGGTGCCGCAGCAGGGACAGCAGCGGGCGCTGGTGCCGGGGCGGCTGGCGGCGCTGCTGCTGGCGCAACGGCTGGTTCGGTGGTTCCAGGCGTCGGAACGCTTATTGGCGCTGGCGTCGGCGTCCTTGCGTCTTTTTTCCTCTAGGAGATTGTCATGCCTCTTTATAAGCCAAGCAACACTGCTGAATTGGCCCAATCTGCCATGAATGGCGCGACGCAGGCCGCAGCTGCGCAGACAAAGCAAACTGGAACTAAAACCGAAAAAGAAAGCAACTTCTGGGACGATCTCAACAAGGGAGCCGCAGCCGTTGCCTATGTTGGGCGTGGCCTTGACGGCCTCACAAAGGCCGCCGACGGCGCATGGAATATGTATGACAAGTACAAGCTCCGCGACGCCTACGATAACGTTGACAAGGCCTACAGCGAAGGTGGCATAGACGCCATTCAGAATAACCCTGACATGCAGGATTATTGGCATTCAAAGGCATTCGGACAGTTCATGCTAGACCGGGCCAGTAACGAAAAGGGTCGCCTGGAAATGATGCAGAACATGGATGCCGCTGCTGATAAGATGTATCAGGACTGGCGCATACAGGCCATGGGAGTTCGTCAGGCGTACACATCTGGCGACACGCAAAAATTCATGCCGATGATGCAGCAGCTTTCAACCAACTCTCCCCTGCCCTACAAGCTTGAGCCGACAAATGACGGCAATTTCAAGGTTCTGTTCCGCTCCGATGAAAAAGGTGGATGGGCAGATACCGGCAGGACGATGACGCAGCAAGAAGCCATGGGCGAGGTCGACAATGTGCTACGCGGCGAGCAGTCAATGCTCCGTGGCGTAGACGGCAAAACCGTGCCCGTTAACCTCGCCTTCAACAAGGCGGCCGTAAGGTCGTATTGGTTGACGCAAATAGGGAACGCAGAAAACAGGACTGACCCAAAGCGACAGATCCCACTCTACAACTCTGAAGGAAAGCCAACCGGCATCGGCATTGTCCAGAATCCCCTCGATGACTACAGCGTAGGGCCAAAGCTCCTTGTGTATGGGAATGGTGGTCGGCAGATCGGAACATTTGACGGGTATGATGGGGCAATGAAGGCTGGATATATCCCCTTTGCGCCCCCAAAGGGTAAGGGTGGTGCAAAAGGCGGGGCCGCTGGGGAAGGCGGTGGTTATTCTCTGACGCAGGGCGATATTGGTGCCCTTCAAAAATATGCCACCTCTGAAAACGAGATGGGTGAAAAGTCTGTTGATTATGAAAAAGCTGCGTTCCTAGAACAATTTGTGAGAACAACTGGCCTATCTCCGCTGCAGGCCATTGCCGCGTATGATGGAAATATCAAGCGTGCAATGGAGATGGGGGCAAGTCGTGGACAAGCAGAAAGGGCTACTATGTCTCTCCTTGCCCAGCGTATTTCTGGCGGGCAACGGGGGCAATCTCCGCAACATGGTCAATCAGAGCAATCTCCGCAGCAGTCACCTTCGCAGCAACAACAGAACCCCAAGGTTCGAGGAAGAATACAGGGTATACTTGGCCTTGCACCGCAAGAAGATCAGCAAGGTGGGGCAAGCGGTGGTTATGGCGGCGCGCCTGCAACGCTTAGCGGAAATTACCGCGACAATCTAGAACGCCAGGCAACTACTCGACAGGCACTCGCAGAAAGCGGCGATTACCCAACGGAAATTGTTGGGCTGCCGGGGCTGGGCATTAACAGCGGCGCTCTTGTTGAGGGCGACAATGTTCGCGGCCAAGGCATGCTGAGTGGCATTGGCCTCAGGCCGTCACCGTTTGGGCAGACAGAAAGTCAAAAATGGCGGCAGCATTTCAACAGGTAATCGAATTTCAAAGGAGATATCGACATGCCCAAACAAAAGGCCCCACGGCCTACGAAGACCAATACAGGCGATTACCTGCTTGATTTCGACGGGACAGATTTCAGCCAGTTCGGCGGCCAACAGGCGCAGCAGCAGGAAGAAGAACCTGGACTTATGAGCAAGATTGGCAGTTCTGCCCAGGCAATTGCTGAAGGTGCAACCATGCTGCCGGGCCAGATCGCTGATACGCTCAGGGATGCCTACCATGGCGGCGATGTGGATGTTACCGATACTGATGCCATTCGCGCGCGCCAGGCACGCGAGCAAGAGCGCGCAGACTACGGTAAAAAGTATGATGGCAAAGCCTTTGAGGGCGTAACCGATGCCATGAATTCCATGGGCTATTCCATGGGAACAATGGGTGCAAGCCTCGGCGCTGCGGCCCTGGCTTCCCCTGCCGGGCCGATTGCCGCTGGCGCAGCAGGCATGGCCGCCTCTGGCGCCATGGCATACAGGGCAACAAAGCAGCAGTTTTTGCAGCAAATGCTTGGCGAGACGGAAAAGGTTCTTGGCCGCCTGCCAACACAGGATGAGTGGGACAAGATCGCCACAGAGTTTGACGGCGAGGCAACGCGCTACGGTGCATGGGAAGCAGGCCCGGAAGCCCTGAGCAACCTCATTATGGCAAAAATTCTCGGCCCGCTTGGAAAGGGCCTGTTGCGCGGCAGCGTGGGCCAGGGCATCAAGAGGATTGGCGGCCTGTATGGTGAAGAGCTTGCCACAGAAACAGCAACCCAGATGGGACAAGGCCAAGAAGAGGCCAATGTGGGCTTGCGCGACACAGCGCCGGGCGTCTGGGATGCGTTCAAGGAAATCGGCCCTGCTACGTTCTGGCAGACCACGCTCATGGCTGGCGGCAAGAAAGGTGCAGACATGCTTGCCAACCGCATGCGCGCACGTTCGCAACAGGTTGAAAATAATGTCGACCAGACGCAGCAACAGGGGCAAGGCACAACGGGACTGACGAACCAAGCCGCATTGCCAATGGCGCAGGGGATATTTGCCTTGCCGCAGGGCGACGGCTCAATTCCCATGGGCAGCACAGATACGGGCCGGGGCCCCATTGCCGCAGGCGTTGTAGCTGGCCAGCAGCCAAAGCCTTTTCTCAGCGACGCTGACCATGCCGATACTGAGGCCTTTGTGCGTGCCTTTGAAGAGCGCGAGCGAAACAGGGATGACGAGGAAGCCCTTATCGAGTACGGCCAGCGTCAGGCCCGCTCGCCTGCTCAGCTTGCACTTGACCAGGGCGAAAACGTCGACCTGCTATCGCTTCCGCAGGGTAATGCGGCCATGGCCATGGGGACCGAAGACACCGGGCGCGGCCCGATTGCCCCGCCAACTGACTATGCAGGTCAGCCCATTGCGACCCCATATACGCCACGCCCCGCCCTTCCTGAACAGACTTCGCAATCTGCGGGCATGGGCCAGTGGGCTGGCGGGCGCTCGCAGCTTGCCTACGGGCCGAAGTCTGAACCGCAGATGATGCAGGGCTTGGGCATCATGTCGCAGCAGGGAGCACCAGTTCAGCCCCAGGCAATGCCCACCTCGGCACAAATCAACAATACACAGGCCGCGCCCCGTTCGGACACAACAGCCGCAGCTAATGCCCTTGGCATGCCCTCGCCGCAGGCTGTTCCACAGGAGGCCATGGCCCCGCAGAGGGCACAGGCTTTGCCCCCAATAATGCAGGGCATAGGCGCTGCGCCTGCGCAGCCAACACCCGCCCCACAGCAAGCGTTTACCAGCCAGCCGCAGCCAGAACAAAATTCAAGAGGTCCGTGGCTTGAGGTGGTTCATATTGGCGATTCTGCCCCTAAAGCAAAGCCTCGGCCGCAACAGAGTCAGCCTGCAGGGCGTGCAGATGACTCGCGCCCAATTGGAAAGAACAGCCGCGGGCAGCAAGTGTTCGAGGACAAAAATGGAGTGCGCTCTTATGCTGACGGCGGCGTGCGAGTTTCGCAGAGCGTTGGTGTTATCCCCGGCCATGGCATAACGTTTGATGGCCCTGACGCGCTGTATAAGAGCGGAAAGCAGGAGTACCTGACCAACGACGAGGTTAAAAGCCTTTCTGGTGGCACAAGTGAGCCTGAGAGCAAAAAGCCAAGCCGCATAGAGCTCATTCGCCAACTCCCCAAAGAAGAGCAGGCTGATGCCCGCAAGCTTCCAAACTCAAAGCTGTTGGAGCGAGTTCGCCAGCTTTCAGAGGTCAATACTGCTTCCGAAGATCAGCCGGGCGTGGTAGAATCTAACCATGCCAAGGAGGGCGAACATGCAGAAGCAAACGAAGGAAGAACGCGCGGAAATGAAGGAAAAGCTGAACCAGGTGTACGCAACCCTGACGAAGCCGTTGGAAACCCAGCTGATGGATCACATGAAGAAGTACACGCCGAACCAGGTGAAGGAATGGCTGACGGACGACGGGCCGAAGGCGCTCGCGGACTTCATTCAGGAACAGGTAGCGAGCGCGGAAAGCACGCGGGACGATACGGCGAAGAAGCTGATCGAAAAGGGGATGAGCGAGGGCGAAGCGTGGCCGATGGCGCGCGAAGTGGCGATGCAGGACTTTTGGCCACAAGCGGAACCCGGGCGCGAGGGGTAAAAGACTTTCGCATTTCCCCCGATGACCACATCGGAGAAGGTGGAAAGGTCGCCAAATTCAACGACAACCTTTCTGCCATTCGCACGCTCAAGGAAATTGAGCAGTCTGGCCGCCCAGCTACCGAAGACGAACAGAGAACCCTTGCCCGGTATGTTGGCTGGGGTGGCCTTCCAGAAGTGTTTGCCGAAGGCGGCAAGGCCGACCCTGCGCTGACCCGCAGGCGCGCCGAATTGCGCGAACTTCTTTCGCCAAAAGAATTTGAAGAAGCGCGCAGATCCACAACGAACGCTCACTACACTTCGCCTGAAATCATCATGGCAATGTGGGATGCCATTAAGCGTATGGGCTTTAAGGGCGGCAAAGTTCTTGAGCCTTCTATGGGCGTTGGCAACTTCATTGGCTTGATGCCTAATGACGTATACAAAAAGTCCCACGTCACCGGCATTGAGCTTGATGGCATTACTGCGCGGATCGCAAAGCTGCTGTATCCGAAACAGACCATTCTTTCGCAGGGATTTGAAACTGCCAAACTGCGTGACGGCAGCTTTGACCTGGCCATATCCAACGTGCCATTCGGCGACTACAAGCTGCACGACACCCGCTACGCGAAGCACAATCTCTTCATCCACGACTATTTCATCACTCGCGCGCTCGACCTTGTGCGCCCGGGCGGCGTGGTAGCCTTTATCACCACTTCCGGCTCACTGAACAGCGGGCGCTCAATGAATATGCGCCAGTTGGCCGCCGACAAGGCGCGCCTGCTCGGTGCTATTCGCCTGCCAGGCACATCATTCAGCAAGAATGCCCTCACGGACGTGACAACGGACATTCTGTTTTTGCAACGCCTTGGTGAGGGTGAAACCAACACCAGCCCCGCATGGAAGGATGTGGTTGATACCGACGTTGTTTCGGAGAAGACGGGCAAGCCGTTGCGGAACAACGAATACTATTCTGCGCACCCAGAAATGATGCTGGGGCAGCTGGCAGACGATAAGCTCTACCCTGGCAGGACGGCGCTTAAGGATGACGGCAGGGACATGCCGGCCGCTTTGGGTGACGCGCTGAAAACGCTCCCAGAAGGAGTGTTTTCTGGTGAAGGTCTGCGCCATGAGGATCAGAAAGCAACTGCCAATGTGCAGATGCAGGACGCCAAAGAGGGCCAGCTGCTGCTGGATGGCAAAGGCAATATCGTTCAGGTGTCTGACGGGGAACTGAAAAACTATCCGGCTGACGGAAAGAAAGCTGCGCGCATTGCCGGGATGATCGGGGTTCGTGATGCCCTGCGTTCAAACCTGCGGGCGCAGATGAACGGAGACGAAGACAGCATTGCGCACTCCCGCACGGCTCTCAACGACGCTTACGACGCATTTGTGAAGCAGCACGGCTTCTTAAATGACAATGCCAACCGCCTGGCCATGTCAGAAGACCCCGACTTTCCCCTTTTGCAAGCCCTGGAAAACAACTACACCAAGGGAAAAAACGGTGCGCCTTCCAAGGCTGAGAAGGCCGACATCTTCACCCGCCGGACAATCGCTGAACCCAAGATTATTGAGCACGCAGAGACGCCGCAGGATGCCCTGCACGCACAGCTTGCGGATATAGGCCGGGTTGATATTCCAGGCATTGCGAAAATGACCGGCCTTTCTGAGCAGGCCGTTATTGACGATTTACACGGAACCATCTTTCAAAACCCCAAGGGAACCCGGTGGGAAACCGCTGACGACTATCTCTCTGGGAACGTCCGCAAAAAACTTGCTGAGGCAAAGAAGGCCGCCGAAAAGGACGTGAAGTTCAAGGAGAACGTTAAGGCTCTAGAAGCCGTGCAGCCGCAGGATGTGCCGCCACAAGACATCCGCGTTGACCTGGGCGCCGGGTGGGTTCCCTCGGCGCGCGTTGAAGAATTTGCGGCAAAAGTCCTTGGCATATCGCCTTCAGACGTATCGGCACGCTATTCAAAAGAACTGGCGCAATGGTCGCTGAACGTCAAAAAAAGCGGCCTAAGCAATGAGTACGGGACGCCAGAGCGTAGCGCACTGGAACTGCTCAATGATTCGCTCAATCTGAAACAGGCAAAAATTCAGATCGACACGCCGGAAGGTGTGATCGTGAACAAGGAAGCCACCATTGCCGCCCGCGAGGCGCAACGCAAGTTGCATGAAGAATTCTCGCGCTGGATTCTGGAGGATGAAAAGCGCGCCGCTGAATTGGCCCGCATCTACAACGACACTTACAATGCCATGCGCCTTTATGAGGCTGATGGCTCGCACCTTGTGTTGCCCGGCATTGCCGATACCATAGAGGGGAAACCCTTTGCCCTGCGCCCGCACCAGAAAAGCGCCGTGTGGAGGATTATCCAGAAGGGCAACACGCTGGTTGCCCATGCTGTTGGTGCTGGCAAAACGTATGAAATGATTGCCGCAGGCATGGAAATGAAGCGTCTTGGAATGATCAACAAGCCGCTTTACGTCGTTCCCAACCATATGCTTGAGCAGTGGTCGCGCGAGTTTTTGCAGGCCTACCCTGCCGCCAATATCCTCGTTGCATCCAAGGCTGACCTTCAAAAGGAGAAGCGCCGCAAGTTTGTGAGCCGCATTGCCACTGGCAACTGGGATGCCGTGGTCATGACCCACTCTTCTTTTGGCCGCATTCCTATTTCAGTGGAGCGGAAAGAAAAACATATCCGCGATCAGATTGAGCAGTATGAATCTGCCCTGCGCGCCGAGAACGAAGAAAAGAAGGCTGGGCGCGGGCGTTCTGAAAACAGGCTTGTTAAGCAACTTGAAAAGCAGAAAATGCGCCTTGAAGAAAAACTTCGCACGCTGCTTGAAGACGGAAAAAATGCCAAAGATAACCAGGTGAATTTTGAAGAACTTGGCGTGGACTTCATGTTTGTCGATGAGGCCCATAACTTCAAGAATCTGAGCTACGTCACGCGGATGCAGCGCATTGCCGGTCTGCCCAATAGTCATTCCCAGCGCGCTGAGGACATGCTTCTGAAGACGCAGTACCTCGACGAATTGCACCCTGGCAGGAGCCTTGTGTTTGCCACCGGCACGCCAATCTCCAATACCGTGGCCGAAATGTACACCATGACCAGGTATGTAGCTCCGCATCTGCTGCGCGAATCCGGCCTTGAAATGTGTGATTCTTGGGCGCGCCAGTTTGGCCGCACTGTCACCGGCATGGAAATATCGCCGGATGGCCGGAACTTCCGCGAAAATACCCGCTTCTCGCGTTTCACAAACGTGCCGGAACTTTTGACCATGTTCCGCAGCTTTGCCGACGTGAAGACCAAGGAAGACCTCGACCTGCCGCTTCCTGACCTCAAGGGCGGCAAGCCTGAAGTTGTGTCTGTAAAGCCGTCCGAATCCCTCACGAATTATGTCGATGAACTTGTGGCCAGGGCTGAGAAGATACGTGGCGGTTCCGTTGATCCGCGCAAAGACAACATGCTCAAGGTGACAAGCGAGGGTCGCCTTGCTGCCCTGGACATGCGCCTGATTGACGACACGCTCCCTGCTGACCCCAATGGCAAGGTAGCGCGCGCGACTGACAACATCTACGACATCTGGAAATCCACATCGAAGGACAGACTCGCCCAGATGGTTTTCTGCGACCTCTCTGTGCCATCAAAGCAGAGGGCCAAAGGCCTGAAGGAGGCAGAAAACCAAGATCAGGACGGCGAAGCCGCCAAGCCTGAGGCAAGTCCTGATGATTTGCTGGCTGCCGCATCTCGCGGGTCATTCAGCGTCTACGACGAGATCAAGAACAACCTCGTCGACATGGGTGTTCCAGCAGACGAAATTGCCTTTATCCATGACTTCAACGGCGATAAGGCAAAGGCCCAGCTTTTTAAAGACGTGCGGGCGGGCAAGGTGCGGGTGCTCCTTGGTTCGACCGCTAAGATGGGAGAAGGAACGAACGTGCAGGAGCGACTTGTGGCTCTGCACCATCTGGACGCGCCCTGGAAGCCATCAGCCGTCGAACAGCGTGAAGGGCGAATTCTGCGCCAAGGCAACAAGAACAAAGAGGTGCAGATATACACCTATGTGACCGAGAACAGCTTTGATGCCTATATGTGGCAATTGCTGGAATCGAAGGCGCGCTTTGTGGCCACATCCATGCGCAGCGGTGTCACCGAGCGAGACATGGACGATATCAGCGTTACCGAACTTTCCGCTGCAGAAGCCAAGGCCGCCGCAACTGGAGATAAGCGCATCCTTGAAAAAGTTGGCCTGGACAACACCATATCTCGGTTGACCGTTCTGAAGCGTGAATTTGATCGCAACCAGTGGGCCAAGGGGCGCGAGGTAGCCGAATCTAAATCCCGCCTCGCCACGCTTACAGACATACTTGCTGCCGAAAAGAAAGATTTATCCCTGGCGGCAACGCTGACCGGGAAGAACTTTGCGCTCACCCTGCGCGGCAAAGAATACACGAAGTCCACGGATGCAGCCGCGGCTATAATCAGCATTGTTTCTGACAAAAGCATCCCCAGCGGCGCAGTCATCGGCAAGGCTGGCGGCTTTGATATTACCATGTGGCGCAAGGCAACGGGCTATGAGTTTTCCCTGTCTGGGGAATCCTCGTTCAGTACCGGCGACACAACATCATCCGAAGGAGCCGTGACGCGCATCGTCAAGGGAGCCTCGCCAGAGAACAGCGCCAGCAGGATTGCGGCAACCGAAGAGGCCATTGCCAAAACAAACCGTAGACTTGATGGGGCAACGAAGTGGCTTACGAACAACAAGTCTTTCGACAGGCAAGAAGAACTGGAAACGGCCTTGGCCAGAAGCCAGGAGCTCGATGACGAGCTTGGTCTGTCTGCATCCAAGGATGCCAGCGTGATCAGCAATGAAGCTGACAGCGACAATGATCTTATGGCCTCAAAGGTGAACCCTGGCGAATACCTCCCCCCCGTTGACGGGAAAAAGGGCATGCGCCTTGAAGACGTACAGACCGTTGCTGACAAGATCGGGAAGCTGGCAAAAAATGCGGCAGCGTCGCGTGTCGTGCAAGGTTTTGACGAACTGCCATATTCGATCAGGGAGCGTTATTCGGACGCTAAAAACAGCGTCGAGGGCGTTTTTGACCCGCGTTCTGGCGTGGTCTGGATGGTGGCCGACAACCTCAGTGATCCAACGCGCGCGGCCGAGGTGTGGGCCCATGAACAGATTGTTCACCATGGCCTGCGCGGGCTGCTTCCGGCTGATGCCAGAAGGCGTGTGCTTAACCAGCTTTGGCTTGGTGCTGGCGGCATGAAGAACGGCATGGTGAAGGACATTGCCAGCCGTTACGGCTTGGCCCCCACCAGAAGCTTGCAAGACCGTCAAACGGTTATGGAAGAAGTCATTGCTGCCCTGGCAGAAAAGAAGGGGCAGGGGCTTCTTGAGCGCGCCGAAGGCAACCTATGGCGCAGGGTTGTTTCTGCCCTGTACCGTGCATGGAACAGCCTCGTTCGCGCCGTTTCTGGGCGAGAAGGGGCTATGAACATGGACAACATTGATGCCTTGCTCTCCGCACTCGGAAGACATGTGATTGATGGGGAATCTTCCGGCATCACCCAGAAGGCCGGGCCGTTTGAACAGGCGGTTGCGCCAGCGTCGATGTCAACTGAGGGTGACGGCGGCGTTGAATTGGCTTCCCTTTCACCGAAAGACATTCTCGGCCTTACTGGCATAAAGGCCGCAAAGATTGCTGACGCACCAGAGATTCACCATATGTTCAAGAAGGATGACTTGAGCTTGATGCAGAGCATTTTTAATCTGCCGCATTGGATTGCCAAAAAAGCGCCGGCCTTTGCCAAAGTCTATGAACGGCAGTTGCAACGCTTGGATGATCGGTCATCCGCGCTCAAGGAAAGCCTTGAAACCGCGCCGAGCATTTTCGGCAAGGACAGACTCAAGCCTGCCGACATGGACAGCCTGAAAAAGCTGCTTTGGGAGCATGAGGGCCGGGACGCATGGCAGATTGACGCTTCCGGCGTTGACAAGTTTGTCACCAAGGAAACTCTGGCCAACGGGCGAGAATTAATTTCTGTGAACCCTGAATTTTATCGGGAGTACAAGAAATGGCTCGGCGGCCTGGAAGGCACAAAGGCTGCCAAGGACGCAATGCTTGAAATTCGCAAGAGCCTTGATGAGGACTTGGTGCGGGCTCATAACCGCATGGCTGCAATGTCTGAAATGAGCGACGACGCGATCAGGGAGTTCCGGCAAAGCATTGGCCATGTGCCGAACTACTTTCCTCACCACCGATATGGGAACTACTTTATTCAAGCGAAGATCGGTGATGAGGTTGTTTTTAGGCAGCACTTTGATGCACTGAACACCCAAGCGGCAAAACAGCGCGCCGCCATGATCGCTGCTGAGCAAAAAGAAAACTACCCTGGCGCAAGCTGGACGGATGGAAAGAATGACCGTCTGCCAGATGAAATTCTTGGCGCACCGATTGACACCGAGGCAATGGAGCAAATCATCCGTGCGGCAACATCGAAGATTGCGGACAAGGAACGTGCCGCCGAAATCAATGAACTGCTCACGTCTGGCGTTGCCGATGTGCTTAAGGCGCGTGGCTGGGGCGCGCACGGCATACAACGTAAAGGCATTCCAGGCTTTGAGCGTGAGGACATCACGCGGGTGCTCTACGACTACAAATCCGGCCTGAATGGCTGGCTTACCAAGATGGAGGCCGCAAAGGATTTCAGCGAGGCGTTGTCGGGCATTGATGCACGGCGCACTCCGAACCTTTGGAAGTACACGGCCCAATACGTCAAAGACATGCTGCGCAACTCTGATCGCGTGGACAGGATCACCGGCAATATCAAGTCTGTTGCCTTTGCCTGGTATCTTGGCGGCTCAATCAAAACTGCGTTTGTGAACGCCACCCAGAACCTTGTAGTGGGTGTGCCGCGCTTGCAGATGGATGTAACCGGCGGCGGCCGCCTCTGGCTCGATGGTGCGCAAAAAGCAATCATTGACCGGGTGACAGGCAGCAAGGGCAAAGGCCTTTCGGACGAAGAGGCAAAGCTCGTACATGAACTTTACGGCGAGAGCGTGATCACTGACGCTTTCATGGAAGAAGTGCGCGGGCATTTGCAGGGCTTCACCGGCGCTACGCTCTGGAACAAGTTCACTAAGGCATTGGGCCTGCCCATGAGCGAAGTTGAACGATTCAACCGGGCCAGTTTGGCCCTGGCCGCATTCCGCGCTGCGCGCAGCGGCAAGCTCAAGCAGCAGGCAAAAGAGAAGTATGGTGTCAGGGGCGAACAGGCGAATTATGACCAGGCGAAAGAATTTGCCACGGATGTAGTGCGAGATGCCCACTTTGTGTACGGCAAGTCCAACCTGCCAGAGTTCATGCGCAGCAATACTGCCGGGCGGTCAATGGCTTCGCTCTATACGTTCCGCACGTTCACACACAACATGATTTCCATGTGGGCATGGGCGCTGGAATCGCAAGGCAAAGAAGGCGCTGCGTTTGTGGCGAAAAGCATAGGGGCCACAATGGCCCTTGGCGGCGTTACCGCCCTGCCCTTCTACGCAACCATTATGGCCTTGTGCCAGGCTGCCACCGGAGACGATGACGATTGGACAGAAAAACTCCGCTCCTGGCTGCCCAAGAACAACTTGCTGCGGGATGCTGTGTGCTACGGCACGCCAGCCATGGCCGGGGTAAACATTGGCGGCTCGCTCAAGATGGAGACGCCTATTACTGGCGGCCTTGCCAAGGGTAAGACGCCCAAAGAAATACTTACCCAGAGCATTGGGGATATAATCGGCGTTCCATACGATTTGCTGATCGAAAAGCCCTCCAAGATGATTGAGGCTCACCGCAAGGGGAATACGTGGAGAATGATCGAAGAGGCCATGCCGGTTGCATTCAAGAGCGGCATGCAGGCTTGGCGGCTGTACACCCATGGGCAAACAACCATGTCTGGACGGCCAATAAATGACCCTGGAACGCCAGGTGCGCGCAAGCTTTCGTCAAGTGAGGCCATAGGCAAGGCTCTTGGATTCCAGCCAGTCAGTAGCACAAAGAGCTATGATGCGTATGCCGCATCGCAGCATTCGAAACAGGTGCGCGACGACAAGCTTGATGACCTTACGGCCATGGCGCTGAAAACAGTCGATACTGGGGACCCGGCGGGCAGAAAGGAAATGCTCAAGGACCTCAAAAATTGGAACAGTCGCATGAAGGAAGAGGGCAAGCCCAATATGCTCATTGCACCCAAAGAAGTTATTCGCAGGGTGAAGGCACGCAGGCGCGAGAACAGGCCGACGCCAAAGAACCTGCGCGAAAAGGCACGGCTGCAGGCGTCTTGGAACTAAACGCAACATTGCCAAATTGCGAAATCTGTCAATTTTGGGCCGGGGGACACAACGCCTCCGGCCTTTGCTTTTTTTGCCGGATCATTTAGATTTTGCTTCATGGCAACAATGATTGACCCTCTCGTGAAGCTCGCAGCGCTTGGGGCATACCCCCATCTTGAGGTGAGTACAGACGGTTCAAAAAATGTCACACTGACCTTTGCGAGATCATCAACGCATAAGGCGCAACAACAGGCACAGGCGTTGCTAAAACGCTATGGAAGGTTGCTCCTCATGCAACTGGACGTAAAGCCTAGTTGCATTCCAAGGACAGTTCAGCAGTTGGTTGCCAGTGGCAAGATCAGAATAGAGAACGGAAAATTCAAGTTGGTGATTTAAAGCCAGACATGGACGAGGTGGGATTGATGGCGGGTTCCTGTACAGGTATTTTGTACAGGTTGTATGTGGCATATTGTGGGTATTTTGTACAGGTTTTGGACACATTGCACGCAAAATACCACAATAAAAACAGAAGATTATGCTTAAAATAACCGCCCTTACAAGGCGGGGGCCACAGGTTCAAGTCCTGTACTGCCCACCAAATAAATCGAAGGGTTACAGCTTTTGCTGTAACCCTTCTTTATTTTTCCCAACACCATTCCCAACACGCGCACTAAAAAACAGAAACAACCAGTACAAGTCTCTCAGGCGAGATGCTCTTCTTTTTGGAGGAACTGAACAACTCGCAGCTGGTTCCTATCCTCACCCCCTCACCCCCTTCCACCATTTCGCTCTACTCACTTTTCGCTTGAATCATCGGTGCCACTCTAAACGCTGGCCTTCTGGAGTTGTGTAACTCTAGTGGGCCATTTTTTGTTTTTTCCAGGTATGGCTCGAGATGCCAAAACTCAAAAATATCCTAGAGCCGCGCGCCCTCGCCGTTTTTCAAAAATCGGCGTCATTGCACATGACTTAACCTCAGAGTACTCGCGAGAACTTTTTGTGGAGGAATAAGGACATGAACGAACGAAGCGCGGTGGTGAATGAAAAGGATCAAAATCAATGGCTGACTGAAGTAGAAGTTAGCCTACTCACGAAGTTAAGTTTGTCAACGCTTAGGGCGCATAGGTTTTACCGCAAGGGTATGCCGTACTCAAAGGTGGGAAGATCTGTGCGGTACAGCTTGGCGGATGTAGCGGCTTTCATGGAATCTCGTCGGGTAACCATTGAAAACGCGTAACTGTGAGAAGCTTATGCTGCATGCAAGGGATCCACCGTTACCGACGATATAGTTCACAAATCAGAAATGAAAATGATAACTTCTAACCCTCCTAGAATCGAGAGGCATCTTTGGAAGCTGATATGTCTAATAAAATGATTACCCTACCTGCGGGCAACGCCAGTGCCACATGCGAAGTCAATGATACAAAAATGATGAACTCAGAGGTGCGTGATGCGCTTTCCAATCTTAAAGAAGAGATGCACGCTATGTTGCAGCTCCCACCGGAAGATCTGGCTAAAGTCGACCATATCGAGTGGAAGCTGGATTGGAAGCCTGTGTTGACCTCCCGCATTTACCCCAAAAAAGACTAAGCCTATTACGAGGAGAAGCAGGGACTGCCTGCTTCTCCTGCTTTTGGAGGTAACAATGACTTTTGATTATCGAAAAATGGTCAAGGAAGCGACGGAAACAGGCCAACCAGTCACCAGAGTTCGCCATCTAGTTTGTCAAGGCAATACTTCTGCCCCGGTTGCAGCAAAAACTATTGATACAACGGCAAAGGTTGTGCCTTCACACGACTATTCACAAACACCTTCTCTTGATGTGCTTGACTATGCCCGGCGACGGAAGCTGCCGCCTTCCAAGACCATGATCTTTGTTTCAGCAAGCAAAAAAAAACATCCTTTCGAGATAACCCCGGAAAAGGTGGCTGAGACCATCCAGCAAATGGATCGCTTCGGCATTCCCGCATGCATGATGGACAGCCAGCAGGCTTACTTCTATATATCGCTGGTCGGCTACGAGTTTACTTCCCTGAACGGATGGACGAAAATTAGAATCATTCGTGCCGTTGGCGGCAATGATGCTGATGCCAGGTTTTGGCAGTCTCATTTACGCTTGGAAGATTTCTTGCCGTGGGTCGTGAAAAAGTTGAATCGTGGCCCTGTGATTTCAGCCTTGGTTCTGGGAAGACTGATGTGTTTGAAGCCGGAATTTTGTTTTAGCGCATTTCCTGAAACCACCCAGCAGAGGGCTCAGTACTCGAAGGAAGCTCAAGTTGAGGATGCAACCCCGAAGGGCATCGTTGTGGGTGCCATCAACTTCAAACGTCTACATATGGACATTCAGCGGGATCTAGACGACTCCATAATGCAGGCGGTGTGCCATTACTCTGATGGTAAAAATGACATATTTGCTCTCGCAGTCCGCGTTACTGGCGAGCAGGGCAAAGATTCACTAAAGATCGGCATGAAATCCGCCGTTGCGCATCTGCTGTCACGCGATATGATTGTTCGCCACCCCAAAGCCCCCGTGCTCATCTGCGTGGACATCAAAGTGGCTATTTCTTTTCGGGATGCAGCGCGTGAGGGACATGTTTTTGAACGAACTGGTGTGATCGTGTCGGGCTTTGCCGGTGGAGAAGAGACCCCAAAAGGCCTTCTGCTCAGTGATGTGGCTGGGCATTCCGTAACCATCGTCTCCACTCCTGGGCAAAAAGGCTGGGATGGGGTTGACCTGCTGGTCAAACGCTGCCTTGAGAATGGTGCTACTGACGTAAATGTTTATCCATGGCCCATAATGCAAGGGGGCGTTCCGGATATTTCCTCATATAAGCCGGGAATGCAGGATAACGTGCTTGCCAAGACGACTAACCTTGACACGCTGGAATTGCCTTCACAACTGGTTGCCCGCATCAGGCGCGAGGCCATTCCGATTGAAGATATGACATCATGGAAAAAGAACGTGCTGCTCCTTGAAAAAGCCCCTACATGCATAGAAGGAGAACAATCCTGCCAGACGGATTTTGAAATTGTCACGTTCGAGATGCTGCCTGATGTCGTTCCTAGAGAGGATGACGTCCCTGTGGCCGTGAGGCAAATGTTTACTCCGCAGTATACCACCTTGATTTGGGGGGCTTCAAATGCGGGAAAAAGCTGGCTGGGTATTGAACTGGCAACATCTTTGACCACGGGAACACCCTACCTCTATTTTACAGCCTCTGCTCCTTGTACGCTGTGCTACCTGGATGGCGAGGTCGGCTCTGACTTTAAGCCTAGGGTAAATCAGCTTCTGCAGGGGCGTGAAGAATTTCTTCCTCTTCTGAGAAAAAACCTCTTTGTGATTTCTGCCAAGGGTGGGCTTAATATTCTTGACGGAGAAACGCAGAAAATCCTCATAGGCAAGCTGCAAAAATCTGGAGTCAAATGCATAGTCATCGACAATCTGCTTTCCCTCGCCCCGACAGCTTCAAAAAGTAATTCCACTCCGTTCTTTGATTTTATCCACAGGATAGAAAAGCTTGGTATTGGCGTCATTGTGCTGCACCATGCCGGTAAAACAGGCAAAGACTTCAAGGGGCCTGTAGATCTTGCCAGCCTGTGCCAGAATGTCATTCACCTTGAAGGCCGTGATCAGCTTGAAAAGGAAATAAGTAAAGACGATGAAGGCGATGATGAACCGTTAAGTCAGGATCTGACCGAGGCCCTTGAAGGCGACGGTCCTGTGGTACGAATGACCATTGAAAAATGTAAAATTGCCCCGGAGCTTGAACGCCGGAAGATGGTGTACAAATTGCCTGTTGGCGGAATCTGGAAGTTTGTTGAAGGGGATATGCCAGTGTTAGCACTGGACGGATCGGATGAATATCCTGAGAGGATTGGGGGCAAGCAACCTGCCGTTAACGGCAACCTCACAAAAAATCAGCAGACGGTCTACGCATTTTTCCAGCATCACCCGGAAAGGGATATCATGAATAAAGATATTCAGAATCTTCTGGGTGTTAAGGAAGGTGCAAGCCGCAATGTACTAAAGGATCTGGAACGGATGGGTTACATTGAACGCTTTGGTAAGGACAACCAGACCATCTATCGGTTGAAAAAATAGCATCCAGAGAAATTAGGGGTGCATGACTCAATGAAGGTTAGCACCATTTTTGCAAATCCCCGGCCTCACCGGGGATTTTTTTGGCGATACTATACTTGCATAGAAGGGCAAGGTATTGAAGCCTAAATGCCCAGCTTTTCAACCACATGCAATAGCCGCTTTGAAACAGGAAGCTGAGATGGACTGTTGCTTACTTGACAGGTACAATCATATCAGAACTCATATTTCTCCTTGCGTTGAATAAAAGCGCTCCGTCCGCCCTCCAGAATGCTGGCAACCTGATCACGAATCGTCGGGACATCAATAGAACCCTGTGCATCTAGTCCGAGGCAACCGTGGTTCTCCGCTGCCGTAAATACACCGATCCATTCAGCGTCGCCAAACACTGGGATGTTAGCGTTGTGTGTCGCAAACAGGAACTGTCGGCTGATCTTGGCTTCTCTGAGCTCGACGACGATCCGATCTGCGATGAAGGCGTTGTCTAGGTTGTCCTCCGGCTGATCCATCAATAGTGGGTCGACGTTCTCAAGCAGCAGCATGTGCAGGATTGCCGTGCACTGCTGGCCCGTAGAGAGCTTATTGAGCGGCCGGAATACCGGATCGGCTTGGCCGTGAGCGACATTCAAAAAGATGTCCACGCGATGCTCCAACTCCAAGGCCTCCAGCTCCATGAGCTGAGACGACTGGAGCTGGGTGAGTGCGTCGGCGACCATCTGCGTGACCCCCCAATCGAGTTGCACGTCGGCAGAGCCTTTCTTAATCGACTGGGCCAACGACAACGGGCTGATCGTCTCGGCGTCCTCTATGAACGCTAGCCGCTTTTCGCCCACACCGTCCAGCTTGCACCCAAGCAGGAATGCCATCAATGGCGTACGGTCAGCCTCTGGCACGATTTCCACCTTGAGCTTGCCTTCAAGTCGCCTGTTCAACTTCCTCGCGGCCTTCTGCAATGCCTGTATGCGTTGCCCACGCAAATCAGACAGCTCGGCCAACAGATTGCGCCGTTCCTGGCGTAAGGTCTCGCGCTGAGACTCGTGGGTAGTCGCCCGCGACTTCATGGGCTTGATGCGCTCGATCTCCCCCATCAACTTTTGATAGGCAATACCGACCTCTTGCCCGCTCTTACCAGCAGTGGCGGGCAACGTCCGCAGCGCCTTTTCCAACTCGGCATCGTGCTCCTGAATAGCCTGCTGCCATGCGCCGTGCTGGGTAGTGAACTGTCCTGCCCGGTCATCAAGCAAGGCCTGCATGACGGTCAGATGGTCGGTGAACCCCTTCTTGAGTCCATCCAGTGTGGCGCGCATAGCGAGCAACTGGGCAGCATCAGGCAATCCATCAAGGGCCTCGTCGTTGATGAAGTCGAGATCAGGCAATCCGTCACGCAGGCCTGAAAGCACGTCGCGAAAGCTTTGCACGCCATCGGTCGCGGTCTTGGCAATCTCTCGCTCTCGCGCAAGTAATGAGGTCTTGGCCAGCTTCTCCTTGATCCCCAGCTCGTCGAACCCGCGAAGCTGCTCTTCCAGTTTGGGCAAGCGCTCGATCTGTACATTCAGCTCGTCAAGGTTGGTCAGGGATTTCGTGAGGTTCTGCTGGTTGTCCTTCAAGCGTCTATACACGTCGGCGCTCTTCGCCTCGTATTCCCGGTCTTGAGGAAGAAAACGATCCAGCAACTGCATCCGGCTGGTTACATCTTGGGCCAGCTCGTAGATTTCGTTCTGCCCATAGATGTCGATGCCCGGCAGCAAGTCGCGCGGGAGCAGGGTGGAGACATTGCCATCAATGTCACGCACCATCGGCGGCTCGCCATGACGGCGCGATATGGTGTATTGCTTGCCGTTCTGGGCAGAAGACATCACTGTCAGATCAACCCGTCCGGCCGAGCGACCAAGGTTCTCCTTGATGATCTCATGGTGGAGCTTCTGAGCCTGCTTGCCTTTGGGTGGAAAGTCTAAGGCGAAGCGCAGGCATTCGAGTAAGGTTGACTTCCCCGTTCCACGGCCACCGATTACCGTATTGAGATGGTCGGAAAAATCCACCTGGACACCATCAAGATAGCCACCAGCCACCGTCATACGCACTACCTTGCCAACCGGGCTTTGGGCTTGCTGAGAGTTAAGTCGGACTCGCGATCCCGGGTCGAGGAAGGCAACCTTGAACGCAGCGAAAGTGGGTCGTGTCATCTTTATGAAGCACGTTGCGCTCGGCTGATCCAAGTCTTCAGGCTTGGCAACATCCTTGGCGTTGATTGCTGCTACAGGGCGCTCACGCCGGTAGCTATCGTCCTTGTTCAAGAACACTTTGCGGTAGAAGTCGCCTTCAATGCTCGTTAGGTCATCTATCGCCCCCGGGATTTGGGCCGCCCGTAACTTTGGGTGCTTCCATACGTGGTTCAGACGGTTTCTCAGCAGGCCGCTCTCTTGTGTGCAATGAGCCGCATAGACGAACCCACCGAGTCGATCAACTTCATCAATCAGTTCCTCCGAACTCAGGCGGGACGGCCGAATACCGTCGGCTGGGTCATGCAATTTGAGGTTACCAAGGTAGCGATCAAGCTGCTGCACCGTGGTATCCTCGGCGAAGAGACAGACGTAATGAGTCTTGTCGTTCGAGGCGATCTCGAAGCCGGGAAACACCGTGATCCCATGCGGCTTCAGCACGTTTCGTAGAGTATCGATGCTGTCGACGCAACCGTGATCTGCCAAGCCAATAACAGAGATATCCATCTCAAGGCATTTTCGAAGCAATGCTTGGTTATACCCATCCTCATCAAAACCATGATCGCCACCCCGGTACGCTTCGTTGTAGCCCACCGGGTTTACTTGTAACGCACAGCGCCAGAACCTTGCACAGGTAAATCGTGAAATATCGCTCATTTTCGTCTGTGCTCCGGTTCACCTTTGATAAATGGAGCCGTCTTGTTTGGAATGTCTGTAATTACTGAAATGGCAGACTCGAAGGCATCTTTGCACCCTTCTACGCCCTGCAGCATTGCCACTTCAATAAAACGCTGCGACGGCTCTGGATCGTCAGCACAAGGCTTTTGACTTCGATTTTCGGCCACGTTTCTTCCCCTTTCGCGCAGGTTCCTCATTGAGCTGTTGTTTCATACGTAAGACGTTTGCCAACCTCGCCCTTCAAAAGCCGTTCAGCACGTCCGCTGTCCTCAATTCAAGCGCCTTACGGTTGCTACACCGAAAATCGAATCGGCCAGGTACGCCAAGTCTACAAGCCCATCGTAGCCGCGCCAGCCGTCAGAATGGATAATGCTTTCGAGTTCAACCCGAGCACGGATTATTCCATAGAGTGTAGCCTTTGGCAGTCGGGGACAACCTATGTGTAGACTCGGCCATTTCGTTTGAACAGGCCAAAAACTATGGTTTTTCTTTTGGCGCAACGGCCTCGAAATCCCCTAACTCGGCGAGTGCCAAAGTAGCTTTCGTCAACCTCAACTTCGCCCTTGCAGAAATGGGCAATGCGCTCGCGAAATGCAGCTAAATATCTACTCACGGTATTTCTGTTCACACATGCGATTTCCGCAATCTGTAACGCAGCCAAATTAACGGCAGACAGACTCACAATTTGCCGGATTTTGGCCTCTGAAATTTTTGAACGAGTTGCATACTTTTTTTTCATTGGTATACATAGCCTTATAGCCAATTATGAATGGCTTAGCTAGACAGGACCCACAGGTTTTTATGTCGCATGATCCCTCAACTTCATGCCGCAGATTCCTTCAACCTTCTTGCATTTTTCCCGCAGGCGATCCCTCATCGCCTCCCCTATTGCATCCCACATGAGGGATCTCGGAGTGGACAGTCAAATTTTTATCAAATAAAATAAGACTATTAACTAGATGGCGATTGTCTATTTCTACATAATCAACCACAAATGTATAGCACGCGAAATGTTGAACTGGCTGCCATTTTCATGGACGGACAAAAAGACGTTGTCAGTCAGGTATAGCCTTTGGGCCGATGGTGCCATAACGCCCAAGCATTCGTTGATTAATGGACGACACCTTTTCGGCTCTCTGTTGCACAGCAGGCCCAAGGGCCAAGGACTCATCTGCTGCGAATACCTCCTCACGACCTCATAACCTTGCCGCTGGCGCTAAACCAAAGAACAGCAGTAAAGGCTATGGCTCCCGGTCATAGCTCATGCTGACCGCTCACTCCGATAATTGCCGAATATGCTTGCTCAATCGGGCAAGACAAACCCCATGCCCTTGGCTGCGAAACTGTGGCTGGCATAAGACCCGCTCAAATTTAATGTCCTGAGAGCCTTAAAACTTCGTGCCTCAGCTTCTTACCGCACATGACTGCGAGACCCCGCACAGATGACGCTGTTCGACATTTTGACCTAATGCCTAACCTTTTCCTAACGTTATGAACTTCCGCACAGCTCGCACACGCCGCACAGCACAGAAGTACGCATTTCCAAAAAAAATTAAACAATACATTTCCGCTGGTTAGTATATGTGTAATAGCCCGATGCAGACCATTGTGGCCCTGAACGACTATCACACGCATACTCAGTAGGATTTATCATGGAAAGTTTGAATTGTTCACTTACGCCAACAGGGCAGAAGGAAAATAGGATAGTCTACGCGGGCCATGCCGACCAAGAGCACGCAGATTTTGCGGAAATGGCTCGTCAATGGCGCGTGTACCCTGCTTCAGAAGAAGGCATCAAAGAAGCTGTACGTGATGGGTATACTGCCATCTCAATCTTCGAGTTTAGCCACCCAGTGGAAAAAAGCAAAGCCCAGCCGATACGATATGGGGATATGGTGCTAGATTTTGATGCAAAGAAAGAGCTGCGTGACAACAATGGGAATTCTTTGGGCAAGGTTGGTGATATTGGCAAGGCCTTGGAAGCAGTGCGCACTTTTATCAAAATTCTTAATAAGTACGGGGTGAACCCCCAAGACCTGCAATATTACGCCAGCGGAGGAAAAGGGTTTCATGTTGTTCTCCCCAGAAAAGTCATTGGCTCGGAAGCGGGTGATATTGAACTGCCAGCCATTTATCGGCAGATGCTGAACCAGATTCTCAACATGGTCACAAATAAGGAACTGTGGGACGGTGCCACCCTTGATGCACTCAAAGAAAGTCGTAAATTTGTCCTAGAAGACCTTTGTATCGATCTAAACGGGTTCAAGGGCGGGAAAGGCCAACTCATCAGACTGCCCCATATTCAGCGGGCGGATGGAAATTACAAGGTGCCTGTCACATATGCCGAAATCATGCACAATGACGCTTCATTTTTTGAAGAAATCGTCAGGTCAGACCGGCATATTGAGGGTGAAGGCATTCGTGATGGTATCATGAGTGCCCCCCTGCTGGAAGAAACTTACTTACAAGCTAAAAAGTTAACTTGCCTTTCCAGCGACAGGCGTAATGCCAAAAGCCAGATTGCAAGCCTTGAAACGGATTGCGAGTTCGTGTCTTTCTGTGCCCAGCATGCGAGTAAAGTTACAGAGCCACAATGGTTTGTTCTCGCCAAAATTATGGCCCACTGTGGTGCATTAGGGCAAAAGTTATTTCACGTGTACAGCCAGCTTGATCCTCTGCGCTATAATGAGGAAGAGGCACGTAAAAAGCTGCGCAATGCATACAGCTATCCACCCGTCACTTGCAAGGAAGTCCAAAAAGTATTCCCCTGCTCAAGTGACTGCCGGGTAAAATGCCCTATGGATATTTATCGAAGAAAGCTTGCTTCTACCCTTGAGGAGGGAGCCTTTGCCGTGCTGGATGAGGGGCTTGTGTTTTACCCTGATGCCACAGACAAGACTGTCTTTGAGCTGGTCAGTTCCTATGTTGACGTAAAAGCCTCTGCTCGGGACGCCGAAAGTTGCGGATGGTCAAAAATCATCGAAGTCCGTGATCCAGATGGTGTGTTACATCAATGCCGCGTTCCTTTCACATCGTTAAACGGTAGTGGCGATGAAGCGCTTGTACTGCTCTCGGAAGCGGGACTGCAACTGGAACCAGGCAGGCAGGCCCGTCAACGGCTTCTTCAGTATCTCAACAAGGTAGAGCCTAAACAGCGGGCATTGATCGTTGAAAAGAATGGCTGGGTTGAAAAAGCCAATAAATTTGTGCCATTCGATTTAGGGGAGATTGATGTTTGCAGCGAATACCTTTGTTCACGCCTGCCAGTTGCGTCCAAGCTGTTTGAACAAAAAGGCACGTTGGAAGAATGGAAAAAGCATGTGGGCGTATATTGCAAGGGCAATCCGCTCCTGCAGTTGGTGACCGTTGCGGCCCTTTCTGGCCCCCTGCTAGCGTTCATGGGGCATTCTGGCTTCGGCATTCACATCTACGGCAATTCTTCCAGCGGCAAAACCACAAGTCTTCATATAGCGGGTTCCGCAACCGGTGGCGAGCTAAAATCCTGGCGAACAACAGATAATGGGCTGGAAGGTATAGCTGAGCTGCATAACGACAATTGCCTTTTGCTTGACGAAATCAGCCAGTGCGACCCTGACGTGGTGGCGCAGGTGGCCTATATGCTTGCCAATGGCCAGGGCAAATCACGCTCTTCAAAGACTGGCGTCAGTCGGCGTGTGCCCACATGGAATTTGATCTTTTTGTCATCAGGGGAGGTATCCATATCGGACCGTGCTGACCAAGGGTATAGAAACAAAGCAATGGCCGGACATGAAGTGCGCGTCATCAGCCTTCTTGCAGACGGCGGTTGTGATTGTGGCATATTTTCAACTGTCCCAGAAGGGATGTCGGCTGGAGGGTTGTCAGACATTCTTGTGCAAAACTGCAATCAATATCGTGGTGCCCCTTTGCGTGCTATGATTCAGCACCTCAAAGAGGGGCGGGATAAAATTTGTGATAAAATAAGCCAGGGTATTGATCAGTTTCTCATCGGGCTTGAACACACAGAATTATCGTCCCAAGCTAAGCGTGTAGCCAACCATTTTGCACTGCTGGCTGGTGTGGGTGAAGTCGCTATAGAGCTCGGCATATTTCCCTGGTCAACAGGGGAAGCAATGACAGCAATGAAGAGTTGCTTTGAATGGTGGCGACGGGACAAAAATGGTGCTGTCGATTTTGAAATTGAAAAGGCAACTGAAAAACTTTTGTCTCTAGCTCGCAATGGATTCTATGGAAAATGTGATGATGACTACCCAATAAAGAAACTCACGTCTGATGGAAAAGATTGTTTCTTTATCCCGCGTTCGTACGCTGTGGATGAAATCTGCAAAGAGTATCAATACAAGCCTTTTGTAGCAAATCTGAAGGATAAGGGGCTGCTGGCACTGACTAAGGATGGTGAAATTCGGGAACAATTCTGGCAGGGCGATAACAGCAACCGGCCTAGAGGTTTCGCCATTATCAGAAAAAATCTATATGACGATCCGGATACAACAGAAATTCATCAGTCTTTGGGCAAAAAAATTAACCACGAGGATAAAGACATGGACGATAATGTTTTCTGAGAACTATTTCAGAAATAGCAGAAATTATCGTGTGCGAAGTGTGCGAGTGTGCGAAAACACTCATAGCAGGGGCAGTGAAAATAATAATTTCACTGCCCCCTATATTATGCCCAATTTCATACTTTTCAACCCAATGAGGCCAATATGAAGGTAAGCCACTCCAGAGTCGTGGATATGTATGGTACCGACAGTTTTTTTAATGCGTTGGAAAAAGAACTTCCGCCGGTGTTCACTCGGGATGTAGCATCAAAGTGTATGGGGGGGCTGCTGACCCCTAAAACGATGTCCAATGCAGACGCACTGGGCACAGGCCCCTCAATACGAGTTCGACTGGGGAAAAAAATTGCATATGAGCGCACAAGTTTTATGCACTGGCTGCGTAAACGACTCAGCGCGTGATCCAGACAAAGTCCATAAGTATTGACACCTACTATGATTTGAATCAAATTTTATTTACACTCAGTAGCAGTTCGGTCGACCGAACTGCTACAATATGCTGTATTCATTTACTATCGGAGGGATTATGTCTGAATCTCAAAATTGTGAATTTGAAATCGGCAAAGTATACTCAATAGATTTAAGCAAATTGATGCCTAACCCTGCGCAACCCAGAAAGTATTTTGACGAAGAAGAAATTAAGGCCCTTGCGACTGACATTGATGCTAACGGCCTTCTGCAAAACATCACTTTTACTTGCCATGAGGGTAAGCTGATAATCATCTCTGGGGAAAGACGTGTGCGTGCGCACAAACAGTTGAAGAAGGAAACCATAGAAGGTAAATATATTGAAGGTGATCTACTGACTCTCGCCCTGATGGAGAATATACTCAGGTCTGACCTGACAGCTATTGAATTCGCTGAGTCTGTGGCTGCCTTGCAAAAACAGAAGAGTTGCTTAAATGATGAGATTGCTGAAATAATTGGCAAGAAGAAAAGTACCACAAGCGAAATACTAAAAATTGCATCGCTTCCAGAAGAGATTCGCAATGACGCCAGAACAAAGCCCCTGATGACCCGTGAGCGTCTTTTGAAGGTAGCACGCCGTAGAAATGCTGATGCTCAGAAAAAGATGTATGACAAACTGTGCCATATGCTTGAAAAGCCAGAGAACACACCTAGAAAATCTTCTGAAAAATCTCACGGAAACAAGAAATCCGGCAATCGTTTTGTCAATGCGCAGATCCGTATAATTGAAGGGATGACTGCGGAACTCAATGCATCTCACGAAAAAATGCTTTCAAAGATAAAGGCTGAACTTACGGATGAAGAAAAACAGGATCTGATAGCGGCGTTTAAAAACATGCAAGCCGCTATTAGATCTATGTGCGATAAATATAATCCGAGCATAACAGTAGAAAACACGGATAAAGGCCCTGTCTACATGAATTTAGCAGACGTGTTATCAGATCCAAATTTCTAGGAGTCTGACAAATAGTCATCTGTATAAATTTGACATAGTCATGAAGCGATATGGCACCCCCCACGGATGAAGAATTTGATGCGAACATGAAGGATGCACAAATGTATTCTTTCCAATGCTCTTTAAGGATGAGATATTGACCTGTATCCTTAGTATGTCCGGGATTATTGGTGCCACACTGCTGAAGTAGAAAATTCATCTACTTCCTTAACTTGTAGAAAAATATGGACTATTAGTTGTGTCAGCAGGATAGCGCAATGAAAATTGTTCTGTGCATCGCCGCACTACTGCTTTGCGGATTCTATCTATCAAAATACGCTTTTGATCGTCCTCCGTTGCGCGGTATGGGACAGGAAGGCACGGCTGATATGCCTGTGCTTGTTTCGCGAGCGCGGCCAGTCGTCACTTTTGCGCCAGCCAAGGATATGAGCTTGACCGCCGCGGGGTGGTGCAGCCTGAGTCCAGAAACACGCCTTTCCGTGCCAGGGAACGGTCGGCTGTGGTTTAGCGCCTACAAAAACGGCGTTGGCCTGCTTATTACGGCATTGGCTGAAGCTGAATCCCCCTGGCTCTGGGAGGCAGCACACCATCACCCCTTTCCGGTGCTGAGGGTCGGAACAATCCCCTACACGGGGGAAACACTGCATGAGACGTTGTATACGCTTTCCGCCGATGCCGACCCCTTTTACCCTCTGCAAGCTGCTGCCCTTAATGTCCCCTGCCTTGTGTACCGGGCAAAACTTCTGTTGGATTTCCAGCAGATGCAGGTGATTATTGAATATCACGAGCCTATAACTCAAGAACAAGCGCGAGATATAGCCTATGATCTGCCCTACCTGAACGCCTTTCAGGAACGCGGCAGAGCCGCATGCTCCATTGTGCTGCCGGGAAAGAGCAGTGAAAATGTGCTTCCAAGCCGCATTGAAAAAATGCCTGTAGCTGACAAAGCCATTTCACGAATAAAGCTTTCTCGCTGGACAGGGGAAATGCAACGTTTGGGAAAACTCTAAAGAGAAAAAATGGGGCACATTCAAATTGTTAACGAAAAATTCCGGGATGAATATTTAGATCAGAACGTGCTTCTTTCCCTGTATGATACCCGTGGGACGGTTGAGACATGGTGGCCGGATTACAACCACTACGACCACACAGCTCATTGGGCTGGCTAACTCCGGAAGAGTTCCGTGAAAAGAATACAGCCTGCAACCCATTGGGAATCAGTAACTTACAAACGGTATCAGCAGTGGGGTAAGGGCACACCGAATGGCAAGCAAAATTCAGAGCACGATACCGCGAAGCCAACTTGACCGATAGAATCAAATTCAGCACTTTTTTGGTAAAGGAGCGTGGATATGCAACTTAGCATCGCAGTACGCCCAATTAGTGCGGTCAAGGCGCACCTTACAGAAATCATTCGCACTTTCAGCGAAGAAGCTGCGCCGCCCGTTGTGATCACCCATAATGGCAAGGCCAAGGCCGTGCTCATGGGCATTCATGAATATGAGCGCAATCAGGAAACCCTTGCCATTCTCAAGGCCCTAAGTCTTTCCTGCAAGAGCTTTGCGGCTGGCAATGGACGCTCTGCTCGAGAAGTTTTCGCAGGCATGCGTGCAGTGGAGGAACGATGACCCTTTCCATTGGGGCGCACACCAGTAAGCCTTGCTCGCCTTAGAGGCGAGCAAGGCTTGTGTATCTACATATGTGCAGCGGCCAATGCCGAGCAGGAACAATCTGATACGATTCTAGGTAAACTTGATCAGGCCACCCTCGCTCTGGAAAGTTTCCCTCTGTGTAGCAATGTCCCCTCAGAACTTGAAATAGTGGACATCACCCGTTACCGTGAAATACATGCCCAGACATGGCGCAAAATCTACGAAGTGCTTGAAGCCGTGGTGCATGCCCATTAGGTTTTCGAATCTCGATGCAATGTGACAGGGCCATTTGCGCAAAAGATATTGCGGGGGCGTGCTACCCCGAGCACATCGAGCCAATTGCAATATGTAACTATTTAATACGTGTTCACCAGGGATTTTTTTCATGCTGAAGATGATGATGTTTAATACAATCGCCTTTATTTCGTCAGTTTTGTCACCGTTGGCTCTGGCTGTCGCCGCAGACCCCATTTTGAGTAATGGCAGTTACATCATTCAGATGTCCAATAGTGACATGACTGCGGCAGCCACCAGTGAAGCTGGCAATTCTCCCATGATTCTTTGGCCATATCGGCCAAGCGCAACGTGGGCGTTTCAGCATGTTGGCAACAACGTTTACACTATCAGAACGAACTCCACTCTTTTAAGCGGCAGTGGTGGCGAGGGTTCATCCGCCACCATCACCCGTGCGAATAAAAGCGATGAGCAAAAATGGAAGTTAAAACGCGTGGGTGCGATGTATCAGATCATCAACCAGAAAACAGGCCTTGCCCTGACGCTGAACAATGGAAAGCGTGTAAAGGGCAGCAAATTGCGCACAGAACAGGTAAATACTGAAGATGCGCAACTTTTCTGCATTCAAAAACCATCAGGCCCCCGCTACTGTGGTGGCTCTAATGGCAGAGATGACTACCCTGACAGCAACAAGTATGATAAGGAAATTAAGATAAAGTCATACACCAATAAGCCTAGTCGATAGCACTCGTTTTGAATAAAACGTTTGCGATCCTTTTTTTGTCCAGGAAAAAGAAAAGTACGAGCTTCTATATGCAGATGCCGGAAATGCTCGATAATGTGGGCAGAACCGTTAAAGATGAATTAACGGTGACCATAGCCAAGGGCGACAGACTGTCGATAGCGGCAGCTTGTTTCTCCATTTACGCATACCAAGCCCTTAAGAAGCAGCTTGATGGCATTGCTGAGTTGCGCTTTATTTTTACGTCCCCGACTTTTTTGCAAGAAAAAGCTCCCAAAGCCAAACGGGAGTTTTACATACCTCAACTTGACCGCGAGCGTTCACTTTATGGCACAAAATTTGAGGTCCAACTTCGCAACGAACTGACCCAAAAGGCTATTGCCCGCGAATGCGCCGACTGGATTCGCAAGAAGGCGCGGTTTCGCTCCAACCTAACTGGCGGCAACATCAGCGGGTTTATGAACGTGGTCAGCGCAGAAGCCGTGACCTATATGCCACTCCATGGATTTACCACGTCGGATATCGGCTGCGAGCGCGGCAACAACATTATCAACCCGGTCAATAAACTGTACGCCCCGTTGTCGAATGAGTATGTACGCATGTTCGACCAGATCTGGAATGATAAAAGCTTAATGCGGGACGTAACCGAGCAGGTTATCGACGGCATCACTGCCGCCTATAACGAAAATGCGCCGGAGTTTATCTACTTCGTGGCGATATACAATCTTTTCAATGAGTTTCTGGAGGATATCTCCGAAGATGTTCTACCGAATGAGGCGACGGGGTTTAAGGAAACAAAGATCTGGAACAAGCTGTATGACTTCCAGAGGGACGCCACACTCGCAATTATCAACAAACTCGAAAAGTTCAACGGATGTATCCTCGCCGACAGCGTGGGGCTGGGCAAGACTTTCACAGCGTTGTCGGTGATTAAGTATTACGAACTTCGCAATCGCACGGTACTAGTGCTTTGCCCGAAAAAGCTGGGCGACAACTGGCATACCTTTAAGGAGAATTATCTCAACAACCCAATAGCTGCCGACCGCCTGCGGTACGATGTGCTTTACCATACGGACCTGTCACGCGACTACGGCCTGTCAGGCAGTACCGACCTCGCCAAACTGAATTGGGGCAACTACGACCTCGTGGTCATAGACGAGTCGCACAACTTTCGTAATGGCGGCGATTATTCTGGTCGTGGAAACGACAAACGCGAGAACCGCTACTTCCAACTGCTGAACAGGGTTATACGCAAAGGCGTTAAAACAAAAGTTCTGATGCTCTCGGCGACCCCCGTGAACAATGACTTCTCCGACCTGCGCCACCAACTTGAACTCGCCTATGAGGGCAACCCCTCGTTGATAAACGACAAGCTGGACACCGCGAAGCCAATTGACATTATCTTCCGCAATGCCCAAACATCTTTCAACCGTTGGAGTAAGCTTAAACCCGAAGAGCGCACGACAGAGAACCTTTTGCGGTCCCTTGACTTTGACTTCTTTACGATGCTTGACAGCGTGACGTTAGCCCGTTCACGCAAGCACATAGAGATGTATTACAACACCGCAGAAATAGGCAAATTCCCGGAACGAATGAAGCCTATCACCCTCCGTCCAAAGATGACCGACCTCGAATCGGCAATTGACTACGACGATATTTACGACCAGCTAATGAAGCTGAACCTTGCTGTCTACATCCCGACGGACTTCCTTTTGGAAAGCCGTCGGTCGAAGTATGTAGACCCCAGCAAGAATATTGATCGTGCCGGGCGTGAAATCGGTATTCGCCGCTTGATGTGTATCAATCTCTTGAAGCGCCTGGAAAGCTCGGTCTACTCTTTCCGTATCACTATTGACCGTGTAAGGGCCGTGATAAACGGAACAATTGCCGCTATCGACGCCTATGTAAGTGGGACGCAGCGGATCATCACCACGCAGGAATTTTCAGAGGACGACCTTGACGGCGATGACCGCAACACCGAATTCTTTGAAATCACGGGCAAGAAACTGGATATTGATCTCGCCGATATGGACTATGTTTCGTGGCGGACGAAACTCGTCGAGGACTCTAAAACCCTCGAACAGCTATCTCTACTGATTGAAAACATCACACCCGAACATGACACAAAGCTGCAAACTCTTTTGAGGCTTATTACTGAAAAGGTGCAAAAACCATTCAACGTAGGTAACAAAAAGATACTTCTCTTCTCTGCATTCTCCGATACAGTTGACTACCTATATAAAGAAGTTGCGCCGTTCGTGCAGTCACGCTTTGGGCTGAATACGGCCATGATAACCGGCACGACCGAAGGAAGGACGACCGTCAAGCTGAAGCGCATCGATATGAACACCATCCTGACGCTGTTCTCGCCACTGTCTAAGGGCAAGGAACTGCTGATGCCCGACAATCCCGCTGAAATCGACATACTGATTGCGACGGACTGCATTTCGGAAGGACAGAATTTGCAGGACTGCGACTACTGCATCAATTACGACATTCATTGGAATCCCGTGCGGATTATCCAACGGTTCGGTAGGATTGACCGTATCGGCAGCCGCAATGACCAGATTCAGCTTGTAAACTTCTGGCCGAATATTGACCTCGACAAATACCTCGAACTCAAGGGGCGTGTTGAGACCAGAATGAAGGCTTCAGTTATGACCGCCACGGGTGACGACAACCCCATCGACCCCGAAGAACAGGGTGACCTCGAATACCGCAAGGCGCAGCTTGAAAAATTACAAAATGAGGTTGTGGACATAGAGGAAATGCAGTCCGGCATTTCCATTATGGATTTAGGGCTGAATGAATTTAGGCTTGACCTGCTTGAATACGTTAAGCAGCACGGCGAATTAGACGGCGCTCCATTTGGACTTCATGCCGTGGTCGAGGGCAACGCTGATGCGCCCCAGGGCACGATTTTTATCCTAAAAAATCGTAATGCCAAGATAAATGTTCACAACCAGAACCAGTTACACCCGTTTTACATGGTCTACGTAGTGGACGGCGAAAACCCCGGCGATGAGCCAACGGTGTACATTGACCACCTACAGCCCAAAAAGCTGCTCGATTCGCTCCGACAACTTTGCAAGGGCAAGGAAAAACCGCTCGAAGAATTCTGCCGTGCATTCAATGCCGAGACAAAAGACGGAAGAAATATGCGGCACTACTCCGACCTGCTCTGCTTTGCCGTAAAGTCTATTGTGGACCTCAATGAGGACGACTCAATCAACAGTTTCATCTCTGGCAAGCAGATGTCCCTTGCTGCAGACTCAATTGACGGGCTGGACGATTTTGAACTGGTCTGTTTCGTGACCGTGAAGTGAGGATACGCCGATGCTAGGACTACCGAGGGCGACCGAGTTATCCAAAGCCCTCCCCAAAAAAGCAATATTCGACCGTTTCAAACCATCGCCCACCGACCGCAGGCTGTTTGACGAACAGATTAACCGAATGTCCATCGTCGCGGAAATATCGCCGCAGACAGTGGCATTGAAAGCTAGCGAAGATATTTCTGCAGTATATGTCATACTGGTGGCGTTGAAAACCAACCAGTGCGACAAGAAGAACATCGCGCTGCTTTCAAAGCTGATAGACCAGCGCATGTTGTTCGTGCTGCAATCAGGCGAAAATGCCAGGCTCGCCGTATACCACGCAGGTAGGGTACTGATGTCGGAAAGTACCCCCCTCACAGACTGGAAGCTGAACCTCAGTGGGCTTGACCTTGAAGCGGTGTGGGAGAACGCCATCGCCCAGATAGGCGGCATAGATCTCGCGGGAGGCAAAGCCCTCAACGCGACCATCGCCGAGAATGACCGACGAGAAAAGCTGACAAAACAAATTACAGCACTTGAAAAGAAAGCAATGACAGAACGCCAGGCCCGCAAAAAATGGGAACTTGCAGAGGAAATTAGGCGGCTCAAAATAGAATTAGGAGAAACAGCAAATGTCTAATCCAGTAAAACTCGCAATGAGAACTCCGTCCCTCGCGGACAAAAACTTTGCCGCGCTTGCCGCCTTATTCCCGAATGCCGTGACTGAAACGATGGACGAGAACGGCGCGGTCGTCCGCGCCATCGACAAGGACGTGCTGGCTCAGGAGATTAACGCCCACGTCGTCGAGGGCAGAGAGGAACGCTACCAATTCACCTGGCCGGACAAGCGTAAGAGTATTCTGCTTGCCAACGCGCCCATTGCCGCCGCTCTGCGCCCCTGCCGAGAAGAAAGCGTGGACTTTGACACTACCGAGAACCTCTACATTGAGGGTGACAACCTCGATGTGCTGAAATTGCTGCGGGAGACGTATCTCAACCGCGTGAAAATGATATATATTGACCCTCCGTATAACACTTCAAACGACTTCATATACGAAGATGACTTTTCGGAGACCGCTGATTCATTTTTGAGTCGTGATGGCCAGTTTGACGACCAAGGCAACCGCCTTGTGAAAAAACTCGACAGCAACGGACGATTTCATACGGATTGGCTGAATATGCTCTATCCCCGCTTGCGGATTGCGCGGGATTTTCTCACAGAAGATGGCGTTATCTTCATCAGCATCGATGACAATGAAGTTGAGAACTTGAAGAAAATTTGCAATGAAATATTCGGCGAAAACAATTTTGTCTCAGACTTAGTGTGGCAATCTACAGCTGGTTCAAATACTGGCACTGATATAGTTACTGTTACAGAATACATCCTTGTTTACACGAAAAACAGGAGCATGTTCGTATTCGATGGCAAGCCGTCTGGCGACGGTAATAGTTACTCACTTTCAGATGAATATGAGGATGAAAGAGGAAAGCATGCACTGGATAAAATGGATAGGCGACGAGTTGCCAACCATTATTCAGAAGCACTGAACTATGCTATCGAAATGCCTGACGGCACGATGCGCTATCCCGGGGGCAGCACCGAAAAATCTACCGAGGGATGGAATTATCTGTGGAGTAAGAAGAAAGTCGAATGGGGCATTGCCAATGGCTTTATTGAGTTCAAAAAGAATGGTAGTGAATGGAGCGTTTACAATAAGCGATACGCAAAGATTGACAATGAGGGAAACCATGTCGAAAGAACTATACCTTATCGAAATCTTATAACATCCGACCAATGCAACACGGCACAAGGCACAACTGAATTGCGTTCACTGTTTGAATTCAGACCTTTTGATTTCCCGAAACCATCTGGACTAATAAGGCATCTTTTGGCGACTGCCATTCGGAGTGACAACGAAGCCATTGTACTCGACTTTTTCTCCGGCTCTGCTACGACTGCCCATGCCGTTATGCAGCTCAATGCTGAAGACGGCGGCAAACGCAAATTTATTATGGTGCAGCTACCGGAAGTGTGCGCCGAAGGTTCGGAAGCCGCAAAAGCTGGCTACACAAACATCTGCGAAATCGGCAAAGAGCGAATCCGCCGCGCCGGGGCTAAAATCAAAACCGACAGCCCTCTGACTACGGGCAGGCTTGATGTGGGTTTCCGCGTCCTCAAACTGGACTCTTCCAACATGAAGGGCGTGTATTACACGCCTGAAGAATACGCGAAGATGGGTTTTGACCTTTCAGGGTTTAAGGACAACATCAAAAAAGATCGCTCTGACGAAGACTTGCTCTTCCAAGTGATGCTTGATCTTGGTATCCCGCTATCGGCAAAAATTCGGCAGATCGGCGACGTTTACCATGTGAACGACACTTATCTTATCGCCTGCTTCAAGCAGGTCGATACCGCCCTGATTACGAAAATCGCCAAGCAAAAACCGTACTACGCTATTTTCCGTGACAGTAGCTTCACCTCCGACTCCGCGATGGTCAACTTTGAGCAGGTGTTCAACACCTACAGCCCGAATACCATAAGGAGGGTGCTGTAAGTGAAATTCCAATTTAAGATTCAGCCGTTTCAGACGGAAGCCGCCGAAAGCGTTGTGCGCGTGTTTGCGGGACAGCCAAATGTCGGAACGTCGAAGTACCGCCGCGATATCGGCAGCGAAAAAGAGCTGACCAATGACGAGCGCCTCTCGCGCAGGGGCTACTTAGCACTCACTTTTTCCACCTTGAGCGAAGAGGAAAAGCGGGCAGTCGAAGAAGAGTACGAAGCCGCCTTCCGCAATGAGAAGGTACAACTTTCCAAAGAGGAACTGCTGAAGAATATCCGCACCGTTCAAACAGCAAACAACATCAAATATTCCGACGATCTTGCCGCAGGGCTTGGCGCGGTGTCACTCGACGTGGAGATGGAAACAGGCACAGGCAAGACCTACGTTTATATCAAGACGATGTTCGAACTTCACAAGGCATACGGCTGGAGCAAGTTTATCGTTGTCGTGCCGAGCATTGCCATCCGTGAGGGCGTGAAAAAGTCTTTTGAAATGCTTGAAGATCACTTTATGCAGATTTACGGGCTGAAAGCCCGCTATTTCATCTACAATTCCTCGAACCTGCACCAACTTGACGAATTTTCGCAAAATAGCGGCATCAACGTCATGATAATCAACACGCAGGCGTTCAACACCTCGATGAACGAGGATAAGAGCGTCGAGGGCAGAAGCGGCAACGAGGCAGCGAGGATTATCTACACCAAGCGCGACGAATTTGGCAGCCGCCGTCCGATTGATGTTATCAAAGCGAACCATCCGATAATCATCCTCGACGAACCGCAGAAAATGGGGGGCACGGCGACACAGACCGCCTTGAAAAAAAACTTCAATCCACTGTTTTCGCTGAATTATTCTGCAACTCACAAGACAAGCCACAATCTTGTCTATGTTCTTGACTCACTCGACGCTTTCAAAAAAAAGCTGGTCAAGAAAATTGAGGTCAAGGGATTTGAGCTAAAAAACCTCGGCGGTACAAATCGATATATGTACCTTGCTGCCGTAGTCATAGATCGCAAAAAGCCGCCCCGTGCAAGGCTTGAGTTCGAAGTCAGCCGCGCGGCGGGCTCGCCTAAGCGAGAAACCCACCTGCTCGAAGTGGGCGATAGCCTTTATACCGCTTCCAAGGGCCTGGAAGAATACAAGGGAATCTCCATAGCCGACATTGACCCGATTCGGATGACGGTGACATTTAGCAACGGTGATACGCTCACGGCTGGCGAAGCCACCGGCAACGTTAATGAAGATGATATCCGCCGTATCCAAATCCGCGAGACCATCAACTCCCACTTCGACAAGGAGGAAAAACTGTTCGAACAGGGCATCAAATGCTTGTCGCTGTTCTTTATCGGCGAAGTGGCGAAGTACCGCCAATATGACGCTGATGGTCAGGAAATCCTCGGTGAGTATGGCCGCATCTTTGAAGAAGAATATATTGCCGCCTTAAATGAACGGCTGACATTGTTCCCGACAGCGTACCAAACTTATCTACGCGGCATCGACACTGCCGACACGCACAAGGGCTATTTCTCCATAGACAAAAAAGGGCGCGCCATAAACAGCGCGGTCAAGAGAGGCTCTAACGAGTCTGACGATATTTCAGCTTACGACCTCATCCTGAAGCGGAAGGAAGTCCTGCTCTCGTTTGAGGAGCCAACGCGGTTTATATTTTCTCACTCTGCTTTGCGCGAAGGCTGGGACAACCCGAATGTGTTTCAGATTTGCACTTTAAAGCACTCCGATGACGCTACGACTAAGAGGCAGGAAGTCGGGCGGGGCTTACGCCTTTGCGTGAATAGCCTTGGCGAGCGTCAGGATTTGGAAGCCTGTGGCGATTCGCTGGTGCAAAGCGTAAATTTGCTCACTGTCGTGGCAAGCGAAAGCTATGCCGGGTTTGTCGCCGAATTGCAGAGCCAAATCAAAGCTGACCTCTACGATCGTCCGACAAAAGCCAGTGTTGACTACTTCAACGGCAAGATCATTTATCTCTCGGACGAACAACCGCATCCCCTTACAAATGCGGAAGCAACAGCGGTCTACAATTACCTCGTCCGTAACGAGTATGTGGACGATAACGGTGGCGTTACTGATACATACAGAGCCGCTGCCGAAACAGGAAACTTTGCCCCGCTGAAACCGGAACTCGCTCCGCTTGCCGAGGGCGTCCATAAACTGGTTCAGGCTATCTTTGACCCGTCTATCCTTAATGAAATGGCAGGCAATGGACGCGAAACAAAAATCAAAGACAACCCGCTGAACGAGAATTGGGCAGCATTCAAGGGTTTGTGGGAGCGGATAAACAAGCGGTATGCCTATGCCGTGGAATTTAATGGCGACGAACTCATTAAAAAGTCCATAGCCGCCATCGATGGGGAGTTGAAGGTCGCCCGTTTATCCTACACCCTTACTAAAGGGTCACAGGAAGGTACGGAATTCACTGTTGAACGCACTGAAACCAAAAATCTCGAACGAGCGCACGGCGGACTTGCAGCCTATGACATCATCGGCAAGATAGCCGGAGGCACAAATCTTACACGCCGTACGGTCACAGCTATTCTTGAGGGCATCAAAAAGGAACAGCTCTGGCTGTTCTGCGAAAATCCCGAAGAATTCATCGCCAAGATTGTTGTTATTATCAACAGGCAGAAAGCCTCCGTCGTCGTGGAGCATATCACCTATACCCCAAGTGCCGAGGAACCGTATTCGCAGGACATATTCAATATGAGTCGTGCCTCAGATGAATATGCCAAGGCGTTCAAGGCGAAACACGCCATACAAGATTATATTTTCACCGATGGCTCAACGGCTAACAGCGTTGAACGGCGATTTGCCGAGGACTTGGATGTTGCCGATGAAGTGATCGTCTATGCCAAATTGCCAAGAGGCCCTCGAGGGTTCTACATCCCAACGCCCGTAGGCAAATACTCCCCGGACTGGGCAATTTCGTTCAAGAAAGGGAAGGTGAAACACATCTTCTTTATCGCCGAAACCAAAGGCACAATGGACAGTCTTGAACTGCGCCCGATAGAGCAAGCGAAAATATCCTGCGCAAAAAAACTGTTTAATGAAATAAGTACCACAGGTGTGAAGTATCACGATGTGGACTGCTATCAGAGTTTGTTGACGGTGATGGAAACGCTGTAAATAGTGACGTCATTATTGAAATGATCAGATCCATTCCTGCTCATTAGGAGGCGAGATGGCTGACAAGTTGAAGTCTTGGCGTGATAATGTGCTCAAATATCTCAATGAGATTTGCAGCCCCGATGGGAGGGTACCCGGCGATGTGGCGAAGAAGCTCGTTGAGGGCAGTGCATGGTGGGAATCCCACCCCTCTGGGCCTGTTCGTGCGCCAAGGCACGCTGACCGGATTAAAGGCTGTGAGAAAAATTGGTCTGTCGAGTTCGGGGCAAACTCATTCTTGGTGTCTGCGGCGGTTCATAGTTGCTGCCAGTGCATTCGGCGGTGGATTCAGCAGCAACAGGCACAGCCAACTTATGAGGCCTGGACAAATCTTAACAAGATGCTTCAGGACATTGTGCGTAGTTCAGTCGCAAATTATCGTGGGGACAGGTATTCTGGCTACGGACATGGCACGCAGAGTAAGCTGATTTTTGGAGCGCAAGCCATAGATGTGAATGACTTTGTGGGTGGCATTGCTAGGTATCTGAAGACTCCAGCCCTAAACACTTTTCAGAAACGCATGGCGTCAACACCGCCACAGGTCAAAGGAAACGTTAAGGCTTCCATAAATCCTACAATCTGCCCGCAATGCCGAACAGAGGTCAACGCGTCCAATTTAGAAAGTCATATGCGTGAGCGCTGTCCAAAACGCGAGGGCAAAACCGCCGCTGTTCCCACAATGTCAAAGCCTTCGATTAATCCTCCAGTCAATGCATCTCTGACCACCAAGCTTGGCTCGGGGTATGTGCTCTGCCCACGATGCCAGCGCCCTGTGAAGGCGGAGCATTTGAAAGCGCACCTAGAAAGGGCCGGCACGTGCTGTTCCCCAAAAAAATCTCGGAAAAAGACCTCATCAACGACAGATGCCTCACCAGTGCTGCAACAGATGCCGCGACCGCTGGGGAAAAACGAGGTCGTTTGCCCATGGTGCAACACTAGAATGAATAAAGCGACCCTCGCAAGTCATCAGTCTGACAGGTGCCCTAACCGCCCGTCACTTACTGCAAAAATCTCTGGACGTTAAGGATTGCCAATGCCCCTTGCTATTCAGTCAACAGTCATCCAGTTGAAACCATACAAGATTGGGTTAAGGCTGGGGAGATCTCCATTCTGAGATTCAGCTCCCCTTCGTCAGTTAGAAAAACCAATTTTCGCTCTGAGTTTTATCGTTTCGTCGTCCACTTGCTCGAACTTAACAGCTCCAAAACAAATGCGTGATTTTGCAGCTGCGCAAACGGCCATAGGAATGCCTCTTTTGGGCAGGAACGCGTTGCAGTCCAGTCGCCCAGTTTTCTCCCCTGCAAAATGTTTGCACTCAAAGCACTTAAACCACGCCACCATCATAATTTTGCAACTCCTCTATTACCCGTGTCTAATGGGATGGCCTCGCCCGAACAAATCGGCCATGCATAGGAAAAACAGACAACCATGCAAAGGAGGCCATCCCATTAGATAAAAGCCATTACCGGGAACTACTTTTTAAGCCAAACTTGCGTGAAAATCGTTCGACCTTATACCGCACTTCCATCTTTTGAAAAACATGTCTGGAAATCAATGATAGCGTTTGCGAGAAGAGTGTGGCTGCACAGTTCATGCTCAAAACACCCTTGATATACGATGTGTTAAACAGTTTTTATCGCATACATCTGGGAGATTTTGAACATGCTTCCTAACTTTTAGCTGACAAGATTGATTAATCCACATCATTCAATAGCTGGTTCAGCTCCAGGGTTTTTCCCTCGCATACGAACCTCGCCGCCTTTGCCAGGATCTCTGCCCTAGCCAAAAGGAAGGCTTCATAGTCGTTTTTTACCCGAGCACACCGCACATCGTCGGTTATGCCGTCATAGCCAACAGCCAGTTGGTGATAGGGTATGAGATGAGTTTTCAACCGTCGCTTCATCTCCTCTTTCCCAAGGGCACAGTTGTCCGCCCGTTCTTTCAGGTAGGTAATAGGATCCTTGTCCGAGATGGTGCGGTTTGTCCGCCAAGTCACCAGCGCACAGTTAAGCGCCCTGAAAATCTGAGCATCAGGGATACCCGCATCATCAAGCGTCGCGACCGGAAAGAGGTGATGATACTCTCGAGGATGTTCTTTGGATGTGATGGTGGCGACAGTCGCTCGCGCACCGTCGGCTAGGTCTTCAGCACCGCACTTGAGCTGCAGCGACAACAATCCACGGCCAAGGATGGTTTTGCGCTTCGGCCAGTCGGCCTGCAGCACCATTTCCTTCGTGGGAAGCGGATACGATTCCTGGTTTAAAATCGGCACAACATCCTCGGTGCCACGATCGCAAAGCACCTTTAGTAATCCTCGGTAATCCTGCAAAGCGCTCGATGTGGATGACTGCTCATAACGCGATGTTAGAAAAGCCCGCCAGAGGTATTTGCGCAAGAGGAGTCTGGCGTTACCCAACTTGTCCGGCTGCGTCGGCAGATGCTCCCAGAGCGCGGCGATAATGGGGATGGCAGTGTAGCTTGGAAGCCGCTGGGCGTCGAAAATACTCTCGTCTTCGAGAAAACTCACCATACCACTGATGCCTTTAACGACCGTTTCCCACTCGTTGAGCATCTGGGGGTAATCGATTCCCCGGTATCCCGCTTGGCTTGGGATGCGATCCTGGCGCAAAGCCACCACGTCCAATACCAGCCCCGGTAGGTCAGCGTATTCCGCTGCCCGCGGAACGGCTATGCTCAGGGCGTCCACATGTTCGTGTAGCGACTTCCCAGTTTCTTCTTCGACAAGCGCAACCACGATGTCGTAGGTGGATAGATGTACCGAATTGGTGTTCATTTTGATGAAGACGTCCAGCGCTACTTCCTTGGGCGTCTTGGCTGGCAGGGCCAGATACGGCAGATTGAATTCCTTTACCTTATCACGCAGCGCGATGATCTCGTCGAACAGCTTGTCTTTCTGCTCATGATCATTTTCGACAGCAGCAGCAATCCATTGACGAATCTCCGGGAGAATATCTTCCGGGCGCAACAAGGTGATCGGGATAAATCCTCGACCCCAGCACTCTTTCGGATCATCCACCCACATGGGGTAGTGGCTGCCATTCTTGTTCCAGCGGGCTTGGCCGTAGACATAAGGCAGCTTCGTGCCCTCATCACTGGGGTCATCCTCGAAGCCAATCAGGTAGCTTCGGTCCGAGTACTTATCGTGAAAACTGCGCCACAGGGCCGTCAACCTCTGTTGACCGTCCAGGAGTTGTTCCGTCACTTTTGCACCCGACTCCGGTGCGTCGACCATGGTGCGACTCTTGAATTTCTCCTCATCGCCGACCTCTAGGATCAGCGTCGCGCCTGAAGGCAGACCGCGTAAAACCGTCGTCAAAAATCCGGAGACCTCTCCATGTCCCCAGGCCAAGAATCTCTGGAACCGGGGCAACGTGATTTGTCGCGAACGAATTCGTTCAAACCATTCATGCAGAAATCTATCATGCGCATGCATGGGCAATTTTTCCTTGGATCGTCATCATGAGTTTTCTCCTATGTAAGTGCCTAGGTTGAGGTAATTCTGAGCCTTTGTCAGTCTCTTGACACGCAGACAGAAGTGATCCCCGTTGCTCAGGCAGGAAACCGTGGGGCTTTAGCTTACCTTTTTCCTCATTAAGCTGCCTTTAATAGCCATTGTTGATAGCAGCTCTCTAGAGTTGTCCCATCCAGGCTGCTGTGCGAGCGGGTCTGATTGTAAATGTTGATCCATCTGTAGATGCGATGTAGCTCTAAAGACGATATGGAAAAGGCCAACAAAAGAAAGGATAACCCCGCTTTCCATACGTCCGAAACGACGGAGATTGGACCCGACGCGGAACGTGCTGGTCATCCCCTCTCTGCAAAAATTGTTAGTAATACTGCGGCTGTTGTCAATAAAAGCGCGCAGGCCACTTCTCCAACTTCTGAATATGGAACAATGTTACTCATCAATTTTCAAGAATATATTACACTTACAAGAACACCAGAATAACATTTCAAATCACCCCAACAGCCCTGTCCAGCACTACGCCGGGCGGGGCTTCGTCGTTCTGTTATCATCAGAAGGAGTTCCATATGACCCCTTATCAATCCGAAAATATCACAGAATTGGCTAAGGCCCTGCTAACCGTTCAACGAACCGTGCAACCGGTTACAAAAGACGCTGAAAATTCCTTTACCAAAAGTTGGTACGCCAGCCTCAACAGTGTTATGGACGCCTGCCGCGACGCGCTCATCGAAAATGGTATCTGGCTGTGCCAGTATCCTGTGCCTGTGGAGCAGCCCAACTCCTTAGGGTTGGTTACCAAACTGACGCACGCAGAGTCTGGCCAGTGGCAAAGCTCCCTTGCAGTTGTTCCTCTGCCGAAGGCCGACCCGCAAGGGATGGGGTCGGCAATGACATACGCTCGCCGCTATGCTCTAACCGCCATGTTGGGCATGGTAACTGAAGATGACGATGGTGAAGGGGCTAAAAATGGCAAAAAATCACCCACACGTCCCAAACTGCCCGTAATTACCCCTGAATCACAAAAAGCACGCCAACGCGAACCATCCACCGCAAACAACATTTCAGCGCCCTCAAATTGCCCGTCAGCAAGCCTTGACAATCTCCCACCGCTAGAAGGCATCACCTACCAGCAGGTCACAGCTCAGGATGGGCGTCCATGCATCATTGCCACCGGCAACACACAGGCGAAAAAGGAATTGCTTACCGGTTCGGGCTTCCGCTGGAACCCGCAGAGAAAATTGTGGTGGAAGTATGTTGACGTCGCATAGCAAAAATAAAAATACCGAGTGAGAGGGCTGCCTGATGGCGGCCCTTTCGCTTTTATGGAGGCTAAACCATGGAACAGAAGGACCGCACGGAAGGATTACGGGCGTTAATTCGGCAAGGCCTGCAAGCCGTTGCCCACAAAGACACACTGGCCCATCTGGGTGACCGCACCAGTTACATTGGTATGAGCGACATCGGCCAGCACTGGGAATGCCCACGAGCTGCGTTGGCCAGAAAGGTGCTCCCCACCACAAACAGCCTGGAGCGTCTGCTTACGCTGCAGCGCGGGCACTGGTTCGAATCTGGGGTTGGGCAAGCTCTGGCATCGCAGGGCCTGCATGTATTGCCCCAGCTTGAAATCAGCTGGCAGCATCAGGGCGTGCCCATTAAAGCCCATCTTGATTTTGTGCTGGTCTGGGGTGCGCCCGTCAATGCCATACGCATTCTGGAAGTGAAGAGCACTGACAAACTGCCTACTTCGCCACATGATTCCCACCTGCTACAGCTACACGGACAAATCGGCCTTCTGACAAAAGCTTGGAATAAACCCGTCTTCAGCCTCCGAGCTGAGGACGGCACGCTTATGCATGACAAAATGACATTCTCTCAGATTTGTCGTGCCCATTTCGGCCTTGAGATGCCCACAACTGCTGCCAAGACAAGCATAGAAGCATGGTTGCTGTGCCTTTCCATGAAAGAGGTAAGGGCGTTTGGCCCCTATGGCTTCAATCAGGCCATGCTCGATACGGCCCTTGACCATGCGGCACAGCTGTGGGCTGAGCTAACAGCATTTCGTGCAGGGCACACAACTCTGGCACGTGTGGATTGCGCTCAAGGCTTTTACCCATTGTGCGCATACTGCGAACACAACAGCGGCTGCCCTAAATTCCCGCAGGGCGTGCAAATGCCGCAATGGGAACCAGCTCTGGAAAAGCTGGCGGCCCTCAAGGAACAGCGCACTGCCTTAGATAATGAAATCAAAGAAATGGAGACGGTGCTCAAGCTTGTTCACCGCCAGGCTGGCACACGAGATTGGGTAGACACTGGCACCTATCGCTTCCGCATGTCTGTGGCAGCAGGGCGCACCACTTTAGACAAGGATGCACTACGGGAGGAGTTGACCGAGATTTTTCACTCTAAGCACCAGGGCGACATCAACGTGGACACCTTGCTGGCCCGTTGCGAGCGCACCGGTTCACCTTTCGAAAAACTGAGCATTTCGCCCATAAACTAAAAAATGGGGTGCTCATGACCACCCCCTCACTTTTATCACGTTCCCCACAACAGCCCCGCCATGGGGCAGTTTTCGTTTTAAGGAGCTAGGCATGAATAATATCGACGACCTCAGTAACCTGCAGCCCACCGATCTTGATGCAGGCCAGGTATTCAGTGGCAAGCCCTCTGGCACCACGGTCAGGGGCTACGCCGTTCCCTCGGCCTACACCCCGGCCATTGACCACGACTATATGTTCCATGAGTCCAGCCGCGATGTTGTGGTCTGGTTTCTCAACGCGCAGGAACCGCTATACATTTTCGGTCCTACAGGCTGTGGCAAGACGACATGCATCAAGCAACTGGCAGCCCGCCTAAACTATCCAGTCTTTGAGGTTACTGGGCACGGGCGGCTGGAGTTTGCCGACCTGGTTGGTCACCTGACAGTAAAAAATGGCAGCATGACCTTCGAGTACGGCCCTCTTGCGCTTGCCATGCGTTACGGGGCGATAATCTTGCTGAACGAAATTGATCTGACCTCGCCAGAAATTGCAGCAGGCTTGAATAGCGTGCTGGACGGCTCCCCCCTATGCATTGCGGAAAACGGCGGCAAACTGATTGCGCCGCACCCCATGTTTCGTCTGGTTGCCACGGCCAATACCAATGGCGGTGGCGATGACACTGGCCTCTACCAGGGAACGCAGCGGCAAAACCTCGCTTGGCTTGACCGTTTCACCATCTGTGAAGTGGGCTACCCATCTGCTGATGTGGAAAAAAGCCTGCTTGCCCGGCGCTTCCCATCGCTACCCGAATCGTTGTGCGCCACCATGGTGGACTATGCCAATGAGGTTCGAAAACTCTTCATGGGTGAGGCTACCACCAGCAATCTGACCAGCACCATAGAAGTAACATTCTCCACACGCAGTTTGCTGCGCTGGGGTGATCTGACCGTTCGTTTTCAGCCGTTGGCCAACCAGGGCATACAGCCCATCACCTACGCCCTTGACCGGGCGCTGGCATTCCGTGCAAGCCGTGAAACCCGTGCCATGTTGCACGAACTGGCCCAACGCATGTTCCCGCAGCAGATGGAAGATGAGACCCCCAAAACAGGAACGCCTGAAGCAGAAATTCTGCAAGGCGAGCAAGCCCTACGCTTCATGCGTGGCCATCTGCACCACACACCTACGGTGGCCAAGCCCCTCGTTCATCTTCAGGTAATCCACAACCTGTCTGGCAAAAAACAGGACGGCAAGTTTTGGATCGGCGAAGCCAGCCCTGTGGGCCTCACGCTAAAGTGGGGCAAGCCAGATACCGTTGGACAGCAGCACTTTATTCCCGCCGAAAGCTGTGAAGGTAACAATTCCGTGATGGAGCTTGAAGCCCGCGCAGAAAAGAAAATCAAAGAAGGCTACTCCCTCAATACAACAAAAAGATCATTCTAGGAGGCTACTATGGCACAACTTGTTTCTGACATCCGTATTCTTGATAACTTGCTGGCCCTCAACCTTAACGTCAGCTTGTGGTCGGCCCGTCGTAAAATGAGCCAAGAAGACCTGGGCGGCGCAGAACTGCCCCCTGAAGATTTGGCCTCGCTGGGCTCAAAGCGCATTGCCGACCCGGAGAACCTCAAGGTGTTCGGCACGCTCAAGGCCCGTGCCTTCAACTACCTTGACCGGCACGGGGTGCGGTTCATGTCTGGCTGGGCCATACCCGAAGAAAAGGCCGGCGAGATCGTGCAGGAGCTGCTCAGCATCCGCACCGAGTTCCAGAAAGAAAAGGAAGCTTTTCTGGCTGACTATGACCAAAATGTGCAGGCATGGATTGAGAAGCACCATCAGTGGGGCGAAATTATCCGCAACTCCCTTGTGGGGCCTGACTATGTACGCGCCCGCATGGATTTTCGCTGGCAGTTGTACAAGGTGGCCCCGCTTGAGCAGCACGCAGACAACACCGCTGTGCTGGAAGCCGGGCTGGCGGAAGAGGTGCAGGGCCTCGGCGGCACCCTGTTTGATGAGGTAGCCAAGTCTGCCGATGATATATGGCGCAGGGTCTACCATGGCAAGACGGAAGTGACCCACAAGGCGCTCTCGCCGCTGCGCACCCTGCATGCCAAGCTCACGGGCTTGTCTTTCGTAGAGCCGCATGTGGCCCCAGTGGCTGACATCGTGCAGGCTGCACTGCAGCGCATGCCCAAGAAGGGCAACATCTCCGGTACAGACCTGCTGCTGTTGCAAGGGCTGGTCTGCCTGCTCAAGGACAGCGTGGCTCTTGTGGGACACGCTCAGAAAGTTATTGAGGGCTATGGCCCGGCCTTTGTGCTGGATGCCCTGCTGGTTGGTCCGGGCGTTATCCACGAGCTGGACGGCCCTGTTGGACAGATGGATGGCACCGTGGACGGGGATATGGATGATGAGCCCGTTCTGCCTGATATTCCTGTGGCAGATAGCGCGTTGTCGCATCCTGCCATACCCAGCCTGGGCCTGTGGTGACGCCATGGTACGCACAAAAGACGTTCTCAACTGTCTGCCCCTGCTGGCGTCCATCCTTGGCGACCGCTATGGGGTGCAGGTGCGTATCGGCGGCAAGGAAGCCTGCACCAACGGTAAGGTGATTCATTTGCCCGCGTTGCCTATGGATTGTGAGCCTGAATTGCTGGCGCTGGCCAAAGGGTTCACAGACCATGAGGCTGCCCATATTCGGCACACAGATTTTAGTGTGCTAAAATCTGCAAACCTTGATCCTGTGACCTTCAACCTGTTTAACTGTCTTGAGGACTGGCGTGTTGAAAAGAAGCTGTCGGGTCTTTTCCCCGGCTGCCGGAAAAACCTGAACTGGCTCATACGACGATTCTTTGTAGAGCAAGCACTACCAAGGGCCAGGGATGATTCCCCGGCCCTTGCTGTTTTGGACTATGTGCTTCTGACTGTGCGGGCTTGGGATGTGGATGAGGTGACCCCGGCACGCCAAAACGCGGCAAGCATCATGGAGCAACATTTCCCCAGCTTGAAAGAAGCTCTGGATGCCATCTTGGTCAAGGCTTACATCCATTGTCCAGATACAAAGGCAGCAGTCGAATACGCTCGACAAATTGCCAAATGCATCAGGCAGTGGGAACGGCCTCGACAGGCTTCAACTAGCAAACGCGCGAGTACGAACGACCAGGGAACCACTCCTAGGGCTACAGGGGAGGCCAACGATTCTGCCACACAAATCAACCAGCAATCTGAACCGGTCCAACCGTCGAGTGATTTACCACTCAAGGCCCTTTTCCATGCGGAGAGGCAGGATCTACCCCAGCAACTCGGCGAAATCATTGCGATTGAGCTTGCCAATAACAGCGCAGAATCCGCTGGTGACGCATTGACCGTGGCCGTGGAAGGCACCCGACATGCAACCCCCTTGCCAGCAGAGCAAAAGCTGCAAGCCCTTCAGGCCAGCATTGCGCTGCGTACACGCCTTCAGGGTTTCCTGCAGGCGCAAACGCAAAGGCGATGCAGCATTGGGCGCAAGGGCACACTGCACGTCAATTCGCTACATCGTCTGCAGGTTGGCAATGCTCGTGTTTTCCAAAAAGAGTCTGTGCACCAAGGTCTTAACACGGCTGTCCATATCCTGCTGGACGTAAGCGGCAGCATGGCTGGCGCACCGATTAATCTTGCCAATCGGGCATGCTTTGCCGTGGCAACGGCGCTGAGCCATATCCGTGGCGTGAATTCAGCCGTGACGGCCTATCCAGCAGTTTCGGTGACCAATTCAGTATTCCCAATCATGCGGCATGGGCAGGCGATGCCAGATGTGTTCAACATTCAGGCTTCTGGCGGTACACCCCTGGCTGGAGCCTTGTGGTGGGTTTTGCAAACCATGCTGCCTCTCAAAGAGCAGCGCAAGATGATTTTAGTTATCACTGACGGCATGCCGGACAACCCGCTCGCTGCAAACAATGCCATAGGGGTGGCCCAAAAACTTGGCTTTGAAGTTTATGGCCTTGGCATTCGGGATGAACACATCACGTATCTGCTGCCGCACACCAGCAGAGTGGTCAACAGCTTGTCCGAGCTAGTGCCTGCCATGTTTACAATGCTGCAGGCCGCATTGCTCAAGGGTGGTTCGGTATGA